TTATGAATGCAGATTTCAAACAATTTCTGAGTGAAAATAACGACAAGAAAAATCCTCTCGCCGTTGTTACAAGTATGCCTCAATATCCCACCGGGTATATGTACCTTGACTATGGTGCTGGTAGTTATCTCACTGTGCATGATGACGATGAAACGCCACTATATCAGTACCATAATGTCGGTATTACCTGTGGGTCTGTAAATACATTCATTTCTAAGTCCCAGGGTGGTAAAACTTCTTTGGCTATTGCTATGGGCGCAGCTATCATCGAACCTTTTGTCACACAGTTCATCTATCAGAAAAGTGTTTCTGATACAGTAACCGAAGCTAAGATGAAGAAAGCGCCTGAGCTGACAGGTATGCCGTTTATTCACATTCTGGACACTGAGAAGACTCTTCCTGTAGACTATGCAAAGAAAGTCGCGAGATATACCAACAAGCTTACCAGTAAGCACATTATCATCAATCCTATTACTACGGACAAGGATCTGATGTTAGCTTTGAATAAGCATGTGCAGTTCAAGACTCAGTCGATGGAAAAGATTCCTATGCCCATGCTGGATATGTTTGGCAAGCCTGTGATGGATTATCCTCCCACGATTTTGATTATTGACTCGATGTCTCAGCTCCTGCTGGAAGATTGTGACGATCCTTCTTCCATTAAAAAGAAGGATGGTAGTATTCTGGATATCTATAGTTCTGCTACACAAAATACCGCTGGTGCCAGACGTGCTAAGATCATCACTGCATTATATTCCCAGTTGGTTAATTATGCTAAGCGATATAATATCATCATCTTTAGCATCAATCACATCAATAAGATGCTACCGGTGAATGGTATTCCCGTTAAGCAGTATCGTGGTCTCAGAGGTGGCGAAACCATCGGCGGTGGCGAAAAGGCCATCTATCTGACAGCAAACATTCTTCGTCTCGACGTTATCAAGAACGTCAGTTCTGAGGGGTCTACATCGCTTAATCTTGGTGAAGGTGTCACTGGACATGTAGCGATTGCATCTTGGATTAAATCTAAATCCAATTCTAAGAGCAATAAGTGTCAGCTTGTATATACCAATCAGGCTGGTTATGATCCACTGCTCTCTAATCTCTGGTTTGGTAAAGAGTGTGGTGATCTGACAAAGAGTGGTAACTTCTTCTGTCTCAGAGATTATCCTGAATTCAAATTTACGATGAAGAATTATCAGGAAGTATTTGCTGAACATCCTGAAATGTTCAGTGGATATTATGATGAGCTAAGGGATAAGTGCGCAAAGCTTCTGGACAATCCTGAGTCTGCACGTAAGGCTGATAAGAAACTGATGGATCAGATCCGTGATGATATTCATGACGAATATAATAAATCTGATGCAATGGATATGGACGATCTCTTTAGTGAGATGTTCAATGGGTAAATGAAATAAGAGGGAGTCGGTTATAATAAATCGACTCCCTCAGTTGCTTTACGTAAGTGATAGTTTTTGCTTCATCTATATATTATACATAGGAGAAAGAAGGTGAAGTGAAATGAGATTATTCACATTACAAAGAGCTGTTCAAATATCCAATGAGATGTTTAGCGAATATGTAGAACCTCTCGGATTATCTATGATGTCCGGAGAAGTCCCTCAGATGATGTTTATGATCCATCAGAGGGATAGCAAGTATCAAGACTGGTTAGCTCAAGTTCGTTTCAAGAATACGTTGGCTATATCAGTATTCAAATGTGAGGTTTATCTGGAGGATGTATTTCGTCTCTGTAGACGATGTAAACTCTGGTTAATTACGGAAGAAATATTCCGCGTAGCGGTGCTATATGCAATGATACACCCACTATATCAGAGTCAGTATCTGGATTTCACCAGAGATATCAACGCTGACTATGAGTCAATGATGGCCGGTGCCGGAAAAGACACGTATCGGTTCATCAAAAATTTCTATCTGGCGAGAACAGATTATGATCCTGTAGAAAAGATTGTATTAGACATCTTTCGATATCATCTGATGATCTATACAAATAAGACCGAACCTGGTTGTGGTGAGGCTTATGAAGATGCACTGTTTGCATATCGACAGATCATGTTATTGCAATATAAAGGTGCATATGAAGTAGCTCGATATCGAAAAGCACAGACTTATCTAATAGATGAAGATGGTTATATGCTGATGGAGAGAAGAGTTACTGGAAGTACAAACTATACTGTAGATGGCTCAAGAGAGTTTATCGATGAAGTAATCACACCAACTGCTCAGAAACGAGCATATTCAATTCTTCCGGAGAAAAGACAAGTACGGAAGAAGCCCATAAGCAATGAATACTATTCACTTGAGAGGAGTGATTGATTTTGGCTAAAAATAAAACTGGAAAGAGTCGGGAAGAGAAAGCCATTTTGAAACGATATGGTGAGCTAAAATATCCAACTGACGTATTAGGTCCTGGATCTCTGATGATCCAACAGTCCCACACAAACTCTTCACGAGTTATTATGAGTAATAGCCAGCTGACTCATATGGTCAGCATTAAGGATCCAGAAACGCCCTTGGTTCCTACTGGTTTTGAGAATATTCTTGGATCCTATTCATCCATGTTAGATAAAGCTGATGCATCCTATGAAATCGTTGCAAAGTTCGTAAAGAATGAGTACAACTATATTCTGATTGGGTTTGATAAGAAGCATCGACACTATCATGCATGGAGACGCTTGGAGATGGAAGAGCATTCAGAAGGGTTCTCTACCAGATTCAATAACCAGTTTCTGGATTCTTTGGAAATTGGTGATACTGTTGATAAGGGTGTTTATACCCATAAGTCAACAAACTTTGATAAAGCGATGAATTATCAGTATGGTAAGAATGTGAATGTTGTATATTTGGTCAGCCCTAACGTCTATGAGGATGGTATTCTCGTCATGAACGGTGCTGAGAAGATGTTCAACACTTATCGCGCTCATACTGTAGAAATTAGTCTCGCTGACAATGAAGTTCTATTGAACTGGTTCGGTGATGATGAGCACTATCAGGGAATTCCTCTTGTCGGTGAGAAAACCCGAAAAGGTTTTGCTGCAATTGTTCGTCGAGTTGATAACTCCAAATCCCCATTGTCTTTAAAGAAGAGTAAGCTTCGCACAATTGAACGTGGCGGTGATCGAAAGTATTATGCAACAGGTCGCGTTGTTGATATCGAGATTCTTACCAATAAAGATCCTAAGAGGATGATCGATGTCGGCGCAAATAAACTAATCAATCAGCTGTATGAAGAACAGCAAGAGTTCTATCGTAAACTTTATCGGTATATGAGAGCTATTGTCGATAATGCCGATAGTGAAGAGTACACTTATTCCGATGACTTCACTATCATTTGTGAAGAAGCCCATGATTATGTAGACTCTTCTGCATTTTTCGCTGATACCAGTGATAATGTCTATGGTAATACAAAGATCATTCTCCATCTTCTGGAAGAAGAACAAATGATCGTTGGATCTAAGCTGGTTGGTAGATCTGGTAATAAGGGAGTTATTTCCAAGATTATTCCGCCCGAAGAATCATGGCATATGGAAGATGGTACACCTGTACACTTTGTTGTTGCAACGCTTGGTATCGTTGGTCGACTGAATCAGTCTCAGCTCAATGAGCATTCTTGTAATGAGCTGGGTGCAACTGCAGTTCGAGCGATGAAAGCGACTGATGATGTAAACATGAAAGGTGATATTGTCTATCGATTGTTGTCATATCTGAACCCTGATGAAGCGAAGGAATGGAAGAAATGGTTCAAAAATCTTTCTAAAGAGGAAAAGGCAAAGCAGTGCAGAAAGATCGAACGCAAAGGAATCTTTATTGTACAGGATCCTATCGAGAATGCAAACATCATCGACTTTGCTAGAGCATATGAGGAATTCCCACCGAATTATCAGCATATCATTTTCCCTGATGGTGGTAAATCCATTCGCGAGGTTCTCTGTGCAAAAATGTTCTATGTACGTCTGAAGCAAGATCCTCTTGAGAAGTATTCGTCTCGTTCTCGTGGTCCGGTGAATCCGCTGACGACACTGCCTGCAAAGTCTAATATGAAGAAGAAGTTCCTTACACCATATTCCGACGTTCCTGTACGTTTTGGAGAGATGGAACTTGAGGTTCTGATGACTATGGTTAACCATCCTGCAGCTATTGCTGACTTTATGATGGAAAACTCTACGTCATTTGAAGCAAAGTTGGCGTTATCTGAGCAGAGTTATCTTGGTGATCCGGATGAAGATATCGATATGGAAGGTGTCGTCATGAAGGGTAAGAAGAACATCGAATGGATCTCTGCATATCTTGGTGTGCTTGGTACCGATATTATCGTGGAGACAGAGGAAGCTTCCTCGGGTGAAGCGTTTGAAGACTAATCATAACAGGTTCTTTAAGATGCTGGTTCACCCGGATTTCTTTGGGTCTCCGGGTGAGATGGATAGTATCCCTATTAACCGCGAAGGTGGAGTTGTTACAGATCCTAATGAGAAACTCTTTCGTAATATCGGAAGTGGATATTATGGAATCTATTTCACTGATATTGAGAATCTGGGATATTATCAGACTTACGGTGACTACTTTGTGGAGATTTTCCCTATCCCGGGGATTGCGGCAAAGCCCTGTAAAGATGAAGACAGTCGAGGTTGGTACACATATAAGCTTCGACACGGTCCGGTTCAGAAAATGACGGTGAAGAAGATCTGTTGGTTTGTTGAGAATGGTGCAGATGTTACCAAGAGTGAGTGTTCATTGATGTATAAAGCATTAGCATTTCTTGACGAACATCCCAACAACAAGTGGTCTCGCAGGCTATTTCAGCGGATGATGATTCAACTTTCTAATAAATCCGAGTATAGAGAAGAGTTTGATCTTTGCTGGGAAAGTACGAAGAATGTTCTCGGTAATGGAATCTATTTAGATTTGTATGAGATGCTGAAGGATCGTCGATTCAATATCAGTATTCGTGGTACTGGTTTTGGGTTCATTGATGAGCTGAAGCGACTATATACTGAGAAGAAAGATATTCCGTATTTAAACGAGTGCATTCATCAGCTTCTTCTCCGGTTACGGGTAGACTATCCTGCGGTATACGCGATAACTTCACATATGTTCCCGAAGTTTGAAGCAAATGTAAAATCTACGAAAGATCCAGAAGGATTCACATACCTTATGCCGGTATATCATGGTCCGTACGATGAGTATAGGACTGAAATACACAAAGACAATTAAAGTGAGTATGGAGAGGGTTTGACCCTCTCCATATCTTATTTGCCCTATCAAGAGGGATTTAGAATTTGTGTATATATTATAGTAGTGAACATTGGACGCAATGTTCTGTAGTATTTTCAAATTTCAACTAAAAAAGTTCTTAAGGAGGAACGAAACAAATGAGTAAGAAAAAAGGTAAGAAGAGCAGTTCCACTTCCAAGCAGAGTGAGCAGAACCTTGAGCTCCTGCAGACTCTCGTTGGCCGTAATGCGGACTATGACGATCAGGATGGTTTTCAGACTCTAGCTCCCACCCCTGAGGGCCAGAAGAAGCTGGATGAGATCCGTCTCCGTCGGTCCAAGAAGTCGGGCAATGTGGATAAGCCTGCTCCGGTGGAAGCTCGTCCTTACGAGGACTACAATCCCAACAAGGCTGGCAGTATGCTGAACAATGTCATCGATAAGATCAAGGACGGCAAGTTCGGCAAAGCCTTGGAGATCCGTGATAAGAGCAAGCTGGAAGCTTTGATCGATGCGTTCATGAACATGGATCAGGATCTTCCCAATGCTTCTAAGGTCAACACAGAAATTCGCAAATTGATCCAGATCGGCAAGAGCTTCTATGAATACGATGGCAAGCAGAGAGAGTTCATTGACAATAATACCTATGATGGACTCATTGCTCGTTATCGCGGCTTTGGTTTCGAGGAGCCTACCGGTATTGTTCCCAGTGATGCAAAGAAGACCGGCATCAAGTATCGGACTCTCCATAATAACATGGACAAGGCGTATGCTCTGCGCATTGGAGATCCGGTGCCTGATGGTGTTAAAGAGTCTGACAAGATTGAGGCCTTCCTCACTCGAGTCTATAAGGCTCTGGGCATCAGTTCTGAGGTGGCAATCGAGTTGGAGCTGTCTCCTAAGATCGATGGTGTAAGTGTCAACGGTACTATCGTCGGTGACGGTCTGACTGATCCTCAGACTCGCGGTGATGAGGATGAGTCCGTCAAGATCCCTGGTATGGACGGACTTGAGGTTGGCGAGGGTGTTACTGAAGATACCTTCGGTATCCAGTATGAAGTCTTTGTGACCTACGAGGATGCCCGGAAGGCTTCCGAGTATCTGAAGATGGCTGCACCTTATGTCAGCCCTCGTCATGCCGCATCTGGTATTGTCAACCGTCTTTGCTCTGGTGAAAACGATGAGCTTCTGCAGTTCCTGAGCCTGTATCCCATTGAGGCTGAAGGTCTGGACGGAACCTACAAGGAGAGAATGGACTATCTGTCTAACTTTGCTGTGGTTCCCAAGGATATGATTGATCGCAAGATCATCAAGGGTAATCTCAAGGAGCTGCTGGATAAGATCGAGAAGACCTTCGAGAAGTATAATAATAAGCGTGAGGATCTGGACTATGCGATTGACGGTATGGTCATCACTGTGACTGATGATGACTACCAGAAGACCATCGGCCGTGAAGGTCGTACAAACCTGTATCAGATCGCTCTGAAGTTCGATCCCGCAACTGCCATCGGTGAGGTCAAGGGTATTCATCTGGACACTGGCAAGAAAGGTTTCCGCACTATCCAGGTTGATCTGAAACATCCTGTGTTCCTGGATGGTGTAAAGTATGACCATGTGCCGGTTCTGTCTGCTGGGCTGTTTGATGATATGGGTCTGCGTGTTGGATCCGAAGTTAAGGTCCATCGTGTGGGTGATGTTATCCCCAGCATCACTGTTACTAAGCACGGTGATGGTAAGGCGCTTAAGATGCCCAAAACCTGCCCCGATTGTGGCGAGAAGCTGGATATCAAGAACAAGAAGCTCTTCTGTGGTAACTCCGCATGTAAGGGTAACTTGGCCGGTAAGCTAGTTGGATTCATGGCGGGTATCGGTTTGGAGGGTTACAGCGATGCATTTGCTGAGATGATCATTCAGACGTTTAATGGTTCTAACGAGGAGCTTGAAGTTCAGGTCCGTTCTATTGGGGATCTGTTCAAGCTTACTCCTGGAATCTTCAAGAGCGCTGGTATCACTACGAAAGATGCTCGCGAATTCCAGAACCGGTTGATCGCCGCGGTAGAGACTGCGCCTGACTACACCTTGTTAGGTAATATCGGAATCCCCGATCTGGGTCCTGCTCGCGCCAAGCTTCTGTTGAAGCAGTTTAACGGTTGGGATAAATTCCGTAATGGGATGAAAAATGGGACTTTTATTCATCGTTGCCTGAATGCTCTTGGTGCTGCCACTGGTAAGAAGGTCGCCACCTATATTTGCGACCGTAAGAACGGTGATAGCGTCAAGTATGATCTGGATGCTATCAGCAAGCATATGAAGAATATTACTGAATCCTTCGAGAGCCTGTTGAAAGTCGGTCATACTGGATATACTCCCAGCGATAAGGTAAAAGCAATCTGCAAGGAGCAGAAGTTCGAAATCGTTGATGGGAAGTCCTTTGATATTCTAATCACTGGATCTCTCGGTTCTACGACCGATAAGATGGAGAAGGCACGTAAGAACAATCTGCCTATCTTCACCGAGCAGATGTTCCTGGCACAGTATGATCCCGATTATGAGTATCCTGAAGAGGATGATCATGACGAGGACGATGAAGACTGAAACAAACAAGAAAGAACTATGAAAAGTTGCCGAATCGGCTCCGAGTAAATGTTAAGTCTTGTGTGAAGTTATTCTTAAATGATTTCACACAAGACACTTTAATACAAAGAGCCTGATCGAGTGGAATCATTCGTATCGGCGGCGAAAGGTCGCCTGACCGCAGTCCCTGACGAGGGGTTGTGGAAGGGAAGATCGAGTCGTGGTTTCTACTTGCTGTGTTCAGTCGGTAGGAGTCGGCTAGCGGGCGTGGAAGAGAGATTCGTGCATCCACCCGTGTGGGACGAGTAAATGCTGGATGTCAGTGATGTCTGGTATAAGAAAAGTATCGAACGACGTGGTTTATCCATGCCTCTATTAGAACTGTGCTTCTCCCCGTTAGCTCATTCATCAATCCAATTATAAGTTTCCAACAGAGTCGCATATCTTTAATTGGGTATGCGGCTCTTACTTTAATTGAACCGCCCTGTCATTCCGCAGGGCGCGTCAAGTTAGCCTGAAGAACAGAATCTTCAGTGATTATAAATTGACGTGACAAATAACACAACAATAGGAATCACATGTATTTGGTAGATGCCGTGGAAATGCTACCGCGGTTCTATATAAAAAATCTAATCTCTCTGTATTACGAAGGAGGAAATTTGTCATGTCTAGTATCAGTATCGCAACCTGGATGGCCCTGGAGAAGCCTAGCTTTGAAAATTTCAATGAGTTCATCGCCATCCGACTCGAGGACGGTATCACCCGTTCCATCGCCGAAAAAATGAAGAATGACATCGCCTCTAAGGGTGAGTCCACACTGACTCTGCCCTGGGGCACTTACCATGCTGAGGTAAAGGCTGCCGGTGAAGGCGGCAATATCACTCCCTCTTGGGAACCCAGCAAGGCTTTCCTGAAGATGCTCAATGATGATGGTGCAAGCCGTGAGCGTCGTCAGGATACTTTTGATGCTGAGTATGTTCAGCTGCTCAAGGACTATGTCGCATATGGTTACTTCTATCCTGAAGAGGTTAAGGATGCTCCTGCTAAGGATAAGGGTCTGCGCATGAGTGATGATGAAGTCGATTACTTCCTGAACAATTATGCACAGGTTCTGGCCACCATCGCCCGTGATAAGCAGCGCTCTGGTAAGACCTATCGTCTTGAGATCGACGAAGGATTCCCTCATGGCTCCTTTGATTTTGAGTACAGTGATGACGATATCAAGGTTAAGTTCGTTGCTCATAAGGTCTTCAAGCAGTATCTGAAGGATGACGACGTGGCCACCAAGGCTCGCGACGCTGACTTTAGCGAGAACGACTAAGTACCCATCTGCGGGTTCTGTCAATCTGATCCTGATAGAACCGACGACGGTCTCGGTGGGTTACTTTCGTAACCCACCGGGCCGTTCTTTTAACTCAATAGCGAAATACATACTATATGTATGAAGTAATGCAAAGGAGGTATTACGCATATGGATAATTTGAGTTATATCCCTGCGGCGTTCGAAAAGAAACATACACACACTATTGAAATGCCAGTGCTGAATCTGGAAGTATCACGACTTCGCCCGGAGATCGTGATCACTCGCACAAAAGATGATCCGGGTGCTATTCATATGGGTATTCAGACGAAGGGTGGCACTGCAGCCATCCTCAGATATGCCTACTCAGAGCCTGCAACTAAGAAGAAAGTCAAAGCAGGTCAGTCTCTGTATCGAATCAAAACCAAGTACAATGTAGCGAATCTGATCGTTGGTAGTTTCAGCGGTCCTCTTGAGGATGATAAGAATAAGCTTCTGGAACTGCTGCTGGCGATTGTATCCACAAATGAACAGGTACCTTGTAGCTATGATCGAGATGGTTTTATTCGTTTGGTCCGTCGATATCACAGTGGCAGGTCTGGTGAGCAATATGGTGATGTTGCACACAAGGAATCTTATCATCCGGAAATCAATATTGAGTGCTGTGGTATTCGTGATGAGAAAGATGAAATCGTAGTGGCTCTTGTAAATGCAATCTGTATGTGGGGTAACAAAGTGGATGTTCACTATAACACCTATGGTCCCCATATGTATTATGCGAATAACAAGGTCAACAACATGGTTCTTCGTAATCATACTATCATTGATGCAATGGATGAGATGAATGAGGCTGGACTGAGTGATAACTCTATCAATCTCTTTATCTCGAGATTCTCGTCTATGTTTGAGCTTGTGGAAGACATGCCTGTATATCATTCTAATCCTCGGAGACGTACTGGATCACCCCCGCCTGATGGCTACTATTATCGGAGTCCTGATTATGATTTCTAAATAGTTTGCCATTATACAGAGACGGGAGCTCAAGTTATGAATGAATTTATTGCTGCATATTGTCACCGAAATGATGAACGTATCAACCGTGATATGTTCGAGCGTAAATACGATAAGCCTCTCGTTGAGTATATTGTAGATACGTGTAAGAATCTGGAAGTTATCCCTGGTTTGACTTTGGAAAGCTGGGAATTGGTAACTGACCAGACAAAAATTCGCAGCGCTATTGATAAAAGGCATGCGAAAGATCCTAAGATCAAGAATAATCGCACTCTGGAGCGTCTGGCTCAACCGAACCGGACGCTCTATGATATGCTCTATCTGAACTTCCGTATCCAGGCAAAAGGAAAGGATGTGCAGGTTCAGAGAAAGGTTCGAATCTTAAAGCCCGTTCGTGGTGGGTGTTATATCCGTAATGGTAAGAAGGTTCGTATCCTGAATCAGGTCGTAGATAATTCCACTTTCGTAAAAGCGGATGTTCTCAATTTTAAGACCAAGCTTTATCCCATTAAACTTGCAACTGTAAAGTCCAAGCTAAAGTTTACCGATGGAGAGACGGCCACTTGTGCATGTTTCAGACTCGATCTTCTCTCCAAGGTAACAAATCCCCTGATCTACTATTTGGCTCAGTATGGTCTGACAGGAACTTTGGAAATGTTCAGTCTGGAAACTGTAATGTCAGTAGTAGATAATCCTCTTGATGAGGAGCACTATATGTACCTCCGACTGCCTAATAACGTATATTTGGAGGTACACGAGAAAGCCTTTTATGCGCATGAGTTCATTGCAGCTTTTACTGCAACACTTCATGATGTATTGAAGGGTGACGGTGAGATGACCTTTAAGGATGTCTATGATCAGGAATACTGGATGGGTCGTCTTTCTGAGATTTTCTCAAAGAAACGCTATGCAAGCAAAGCTTTACGTGTGTTAGTGTCTTTCAATAAAATTATGGATGTTGGTGTGAAGAAGCAGCTTGTTATTCGAAAACACCATAAGAAAGATACCTTCACTATCATTCGATGGATGATGACGAACTATGGAGATCTGCTCAAGAAAGACTCTCATGATCTTCGATATAAGAGAGTCCGTGCCAATGAAACTCTGGCATATTTCTTCGATAAGCATGTAAGTAAAAATGTCTACAGTTTATTGAACACCGACAATCCTCCATTCGAAAAGTATATTCGGCTGTTGAACTCGATCAACGAGTATACACTGCTGAAAGGTGCTAGCGGTGGAGGAAAGAATAGTTCAACGAGTATGTTCCGCTATGAACGATATAATGACTTTGACGCAATCGAGATCTCCCGTTATACTTTGAAAGGTCCTACTGGTTTGAATGGTGGCAAAAAGGGTATCTCCATGAAATATCGAGATATTTATCCTAGCCATCTTGGTCGGTATGATCTAAATGTTTGCTCGAGTTCCGATCCCGGTCTAACTGGATATCTCTGTGCAAACGTGCAGTTGGATTCTAGTGGATATTTTGACGTGAAGGATAGTGAGCCGGATAACTATGATCCGGTGATCGATGTCATGTTGATGAAATTCGCTGATCCTGACTATGCAGCAAAAAGACGGGATTATATTCAGACCCAGTTGTCTCGTGATGCGGATGGGTTTGTTCGTCTTAAGCGAAGAAAGACTTCTCGTGAACTTCAGAAGATGTTCCTGGAAGAGCCTGAGAGATATGGTATGTATCGGACCAATGATGGTCTGCGATTAATTCCTAAGATGGGGGCTGTTGATGCAAAGGGTTTCAAGACTCTTATCCGTCGGCGTACACCTAAGGAAGAGGCTGCAGATATCAGAGATGCACAAGGCTTCATGGTTCTTAAACCTGTAATCACTAAACTTGACCAGCGGAAAGCTACTAAGAAATAATTGAAAAACAAAGACGCCCCGGGATAATCCCGGGGTGTTCTTTTTGTCACAGAATTTGGAAATAACATGGACCAGTACGATCAGGAAGAGTTTTTGTTTGCAGCTCTCTGATGTAATCTTCACGGTCTTTTGCTGCGGACTCCCAGTCAGATACACGAAGGCTCAGATTACCGGTAGGTGTAACAACATCTTCCATAAATTTCAGCTCATTCCAGAGTTTAATTTTTATATCAAACTGTGCTAAAGTGAGCAAGATCTCTCTGTACTCTTCAGGGATAGACACTATATTTGGCCAAGGCACTTTGAGGTTCAGTTCTACAATTCCACTATATGTATAATTACGGAGATATAGAGTTCGTGGCCCTCTTAGTTCTTTATAAGCTTTATACGGAACGGCAGAATCGATCAAAGTTCTATTGTAAGTATACTCAGAGCCCATCAGAACGCCTTCAAGTGTCAAATTATGACGAGAAGCTATGATACTCGAGTAGTAGGCCGAAGATTCGGGATCAAAAGGATCTACGGCATTAACTGAGTTTGGTGTAATCTTATCAACACCAAGAACTGGAAGTTTAAATTTATCCAGTATCGGATCGTTAATGTAATACTCTACACCTAAAGTATGATGATCTTTTCGAACAATGTTAGCATCATCTTCAAGATCCAAATATGTCATATAATGTGCAGGGATAAGATTACTGAAAGTAACAAGGGTGCTACGATCGATCAGTTTCACAAGATCTGTGAATCTATTTTCAAGACCGAGAATATCTAATCCCATCATATCTTCAAACAACGTCCGAAAGAAATTATTGACGTTCACAATAACACCTCCTATTGATTTATAAGGTTGTTCCAGATTTCCGATTTGGTGAGTAGTTAAGATATATATTATATCTATAGAAATAAGAAACCAATACAGAAAGAAAGGTTGGGACAAAATGGCACAGATATCAATAGAAGAGCGTATTCAACGTACATATGAATATGTAATAAATAAACTTGATCTGCCAGAATGTATTGATCCGGAGGATATCCGTCAAGAGATCGCTGTCTTTATATTAGAACATCCAGAAACAGATCGGCGATGGTATAAGTTGCAATCAGTAGAACATATTAAAAACTGGTTAAAACGTGAGTATAATTATCATGCATCACATATTCAAGTAGATGATATCGATGATGATATTTCATTTGCTGATTCATACATGATATCTAAAGATGAGGAGTATGAATATAATGAATTGCGAACCAGAATAGTGCGAGAAATAATAGATGACTGTCTCTTTACACTTACATCAAGAGAAAGCGCAGTCTTACGATTACACTATGGATATGATAATCATGATCCTGTACCATTATATCAAGTTAGTAAGATGTTAGTAGACCAAAAATTGCAATCTCAGATACGCAGTGTCTCACTTATCAGCATAGTACATATAAAGGCCCTTGATAAATGTAGACACTATACTCGAGCAAAATATCTAAAACCGCTATATGGCTATTATGACGAAACGCCAATACAATTTTTCATCGTTTAGAAAAGAAAGACACCCGGGAATAACTTCCCGGGTGTTCTTTTTTTATTTCTGGAAGAGTCTGTAATACTCAGCACCGATCAGCTTATTCAGAGGCATGACAACAGTCTGCTTGGTATCACCAATTACTCGAGTAATCTTCAGAGCGTTTTCGCTGATAACCATGGAATCATAGTCCAGATTCAGACTATCACAAACCATAGAGATCTTTTCTTTACTCACAGACTCACTGAGCAGGAAATCTTTGAAACTGGGATCATTGGCAACATCCAGACGGACTGCGGACTCACTCATAGTATTACCGGAAGGCACATTGAAGTTATTGAATTTCACAGAACCTTCTTTCATATAAGCTTCTTTATGAGAAGGACGGAATACGCAGTCAATATAGCACAGGGTATATCCTGGAAGAACTTTGCCGGATTTATCAACACCCCCGATAGCACGGCTGGATGCCATAGCAGGGACACCGCTGAGAATACGATCACGGACCATATCACCATAGCCACCGGCAGTGGTAGTACACTCACCGATAAGCAAATTACCTTCCATATGAGGCTTCTTTACGATCCAACAAACGGCAGGAGGCCAAAGAGTCATCTGACGAGCAAGCTCATTTTGACCCTTTTCAATTTGGGGATGACCGTATTCACCGCCCCAGGTACCCATTTTCAGATCATGCTGGATCAGGGGGTTGGTTTCGATAGAACGCATAATATCCTGGTCACCGTAGATACGACCATTCCAGTTACGAACATTGGCACTCTGAAGAACCTGTTGGAAAGTAAGAGTAAGAATTTTTCTACCGCCGTGTTCGACAACATTCTCACTCAAAATCTTATGATGTTTAGCATTCGTCTCCTCATCAACGAGAGTTTCGTTGAGGAGATAGTATTCGACTTTTTCATTATTTACAAACATGGAAACTCTCCTCCTGAATTTTAGGATAGTATATTAGTGTTCAGGTCCATTAAAACAAGATTAGGAGGACATCACTATAAGACTTTTCATAGATAGGAGGTGTCAAAACCGCAATGATTCGCAATATGTTATTGCAAGAGGCCATTGAGACAAAGTCTGGTGCTGATGCGGTTGTTGCATCGATCAAAAAACTGATGAACACTGCAAAGTTGACCAAATATAAGTCAACTGATAGTTGTGCTAAATTTTATAGCACATTTTTTCTCTGCACACTCCCTGAAGATGTAGAAGCTCAGCCAACTGTAAATGACTGGGGATATATCTACACGGCTCTTTTGAGCAATGATCCTTTCTGTGCCGATTTGGCCGCTTATATGGCATTATATCACCCTGCTATTTATACTGGCATTTTTTCTCCGCTCTGGGGTCTGATCCAGTCGGAAGTAACTACAATGAAGCAAAATCGGGTCAGATATTTGACTCTCACAAAAACAATGATTGCTATGTTACAAACGCGGATGGCAGGGGTTGGTGAATTGGTTCGCTCTCAGATCAATGACCCAGAAGCTTTGAAATTTGTGACGATTGTTGATCAGGTTCTGAATCAGATGGTTTTTGATTTAACATCTCAGATTCAAACTGAGATTGCAAAAGCTGCTGATCCTGATGATATTGTGTATAGCACAAAAGGTGACGCTAGTTATCTTAGCGAAACTGCCGAAGAAATTATCTCTTTGCTGGAATCTGCTGATGCTTTCATTGATCAGAAACAGGCTGAGTATCTTGACGAAGGAATTGTGAACAATGTCAAGGAAAGCGCCAAAGCGACTCTTGTTGCGAAGAAGAAAGCCGAGAATGAATTCGATGAATTCGTTATGAAGAAGGTCAAGAAACTTCGTGAAGAGAGGCGAAATAAGAAGCACGCTGAGATGGTCGGAGAATCTCTTCGTATCAATCGTGAGATTAAACGACTGCTTAGAAGCGGAGCTATCGGAATTCTCAATCCTGCATGGGGTGTCATCTCCTATGTGATTTCTGTTGTCTATGATCGTGCTACTGATAAGAAAGATAGAGCGATTCTTGTCGGTCAGCTGAAAGATGAGTTAGAGATTGTAGAAGAGAAGATCCAGATGGCTGAGCGTAATGGTGACGAGAAAGCTCGTATTGAGCTGATTCGTTTCCGTCAGAAACTCCAGAGAGAGTATGAGCGTATCCAACGTATGCGTTGGGATCCCCAGACTCGTGCCAGAGTGAATCGTTAAGAAAGGAGGATATTGTACTCATGAATCTTTCTAATCTGAGACTCCAGGCTCTTTTAGAAGCTGCTGAAGATGATAAAAAGAAAAAGAACACCGCCAATGATAAAGCGGATGAAACTGAAGAGGCGGAAGAAGAACAGGAGGAAGAGGAAACCCCTGTAGAGGATGAAGAGACTCCAGAGGAAGATCCTCCGGCTGAAGACAAGGAAACAGAAGAATCCGAGGAGGATGCACAGGATGGCGAAGAGGAAGAGCCCGCTGACGATCCAGAACCCGAAGGAAACGAACCTGAAACCCCGACCGAAGACACGCCCCCCGAAGGGGAAGAATCGGAAGAAGGTACCGGTAGTGAAGGTGAAGCTGTAGAGGGTGAAGAAGGAGAAGACGGTAACGACTTTTCTCTTGACAGTGATGATCCTGAGGGTGGTGGAGAAGATGAAGGACCTGCCCCTGATGGATTACCTGAACCGGATGATGACGGTTCTAGTGACGACACCGCTGGTGATGAACCTATTGAAACCAATGTCCAGACAAATATTCTAAATCTCTCTAAGCTTGATCGTGCCATCGCTAAGAGAACTTGTTATCAGATGTTTATGGATTTACGTTCTACAGTTTCCTCCTCTATTAATATGATTGATAGGAATGAAACTGTCATTGACCCTGATGTACGGGACTCCGTTACTGCTAATTTGAATAAGATTCTGAAGCAGTTGAACGAATTCCTTACATATAAATTCCAGATTGTGAACTATGAGGATGCATTAATGGCCTATTTCATGTTCGTAAAACAGGTGAATTCTCAGATCGAATATGTTAAAAAGGATGGAATTACAAAGAAGTAATTCTAAACATTAAAATAAGGGAAACCGCTGGTTAGGTGGAACAGCCAGTTGGTGCTTTCCCGAGCATTCCGAAAAAGAGCCAATCAAAAATTAAATCTTTATCTTTGAAAGGAGAGCTGACAAAATGAGCGCTTTGTTTGGCCGTATGAGTAAAAGCGGCGACATTAGTGACATTGTCACTCGGCTCCAGGGAAGCCCTATCTGCAATGAATCTGTTGCTGGTGCCACCCTGCCCGCTATCGAAATCGAGAACATGAGTGAGTCTATCCAGAAGCTGATGTATGAGCACTATCATGGCTGCATCAACGATAACTTCGAGGATATGCTGCGTGAGGACGCTAATGGCGTTGCTCAGATGTTTAAGAACAATCTGATCGAGGCTGCGTCTATGACCAACAGTGGCAACCTGAGCGAGTCCGCTCTGATGCCCAGTCTGGTTACCCTGACTGCCTCTATCGCTACCACTATGCGCATTCCCTACGAGGCTACTCTGCATCGTCTGTTCGATACTCGTACTATCGACAAGCAGATCGTGGAGATCGAGGAAGTTATTCCCACTATCAAGGCTCCTGGCGATAAGAAGGAAGAGAACCTGGTGGATGCTCTGGCTCCCTATGCTCCCGTGCCCTTCGTGAAGCGTACCGAGATCGAGGTCGAGACTCTGGTCGATGGTCTGGAGCTGAACATCAAGGATGTTCCTCTGCTCGATGGTCGCGATCCTCTGTTCCGCGTGAACCGTGACGTTCGTGTTTCTCATATCGACGTCGAGATCGACGGTGAGGTTATCCCCCAGAAGGATATCACCATTGCTAAGGGTTCCGATCCTTACTTCGATGCTCGTGAGAATACCCTGAACTGCCTGTTCAATATCCGCAAGCCTGATGGCACCATCTACACCGCTGACCTGACTGCTTCTATCGATTTCGATCGTTCTGTCATGAAGTATATGCGCGGTGATGACGTGATCAAGAAGGTCTACTTCTATGCTACCGTCAGCCATCACGAGCACACTCATCCCATCTACACTTCCTTCCGCAACAACTTCGATCAGTTTGTGGTTCCCACCCGTCCTCATATCGAAGTCAGCCTGCCTCAGGAGATGAGAACCGATATCGCCAACTCCATCCAGCACTTTGCTAATACCGACGTGGTTACCGCGATGACTGAGAATATCACCACCATCGCCACCCGTATGGAGGATCAGCGCCTGAAGGAGTGCCTGGATAACGGTTATGAGTATATCGCTGAGTTCCCCTTCCAGGCTCCTCAGAACTTCTGTCATGGTAACCTGGAGTGGATCAAGCGTGAATTTATTCCCTTCCTGGATCAGTGTGCACTGAAGCTGAAGAATGAGCGTAACGTGACCGACTGCCACTTCCGCGTTGGTGTGTCTCCCTTCATTCTGCGCCTGCTGGATACCGACTACACCATGGACAAGGCTGCTTCCGAGGATAGCCGTGGTTCCGGTGTCATCAATTACAGCATCGGTGTGAAGACTTCTACCTCTGTCTTCTACTTCGTCTCCAGCCAGCAGTTCGAGGATAACAAGCTGCAGATGCTGCTCATCCCGAATAACTTCAAGATGTCTGCTGTGAAGACCTACAACTACTTCAAGTACAGCAGCTTCCTGACTGATCAGCTGCGTCGTGCTGACAACTCCGTGCAGCCCGCGATCGTCTACAGCGAGCGCAACCTGCCCGTGGTGTTCGAGGCTATTTCTACCGATATTACCATCAAGGGTATGCCCATCATGGCTAATGACGGTCCCATGTTCGTCAAGCGCGTGTAATCGAAACAACTTCAAACATCATCTCTCGAGTTTGACTTGTGCGGCGTAATCACTCACTGATCGCTGACTGTAACAAACATTTAGCCCCTCCCAATAAAGGGAGGGGCTTTTTTATTTCTGATCTAGCTAAATATTGGAATATATATTATACATATGAAATAAAAGGAGATGAGTATGTTATGAAGCACGGGAATCGGTTTATTGATATGACCGGTAAAGAATTTACATATCTTAAAGTAATTGAATTTGCCGGAAGACAAGTGCATCCAAATGGATCAAAATCCATATTATGGAAATGTGAATGTAAATGCGGGAATACTGTAATAGTACAAGGAGCCTCATTACGGAATGGCAATACAAAAAGTTGCGGATGTTTACATCATACGGTTAATAAAGAGACTGGAAAAATGATTCTTACTGTATGTAAACCAGCATCAACGCATGGAAAATCAAATACCAGACTATATCGAATTTACAGTGATATGGTATCACGATGTTTTAGATCATCATGCGCTGCATATAAAGATTATGGTGGTAGAGGTATAACCGTATGCGATGAATGGTATACACCTGGTATTAAAGGAAATCCAGGTTTTGTTAATTTCTATAACTGGGCAATGGAGAATGGATATGATGATACACTTTCTATTGATCGTAAAGACAATGATGGTCCATACGCTCCATGGAATTGTAGGTGGACGACTAATGAAATACAAGGAAATAATAGACGTACTACTAAATTCCTTTTGATTGGCAATGAAAAGTTATCCTATACTAATATTGAACGAAAATATGGTTTGAAACGTAATACTATTAGTCAGCGTTTTAGAAGTGGATGGGATAAAGACATATTGGTGCATTCAATTCTTTATCCAGATAAAATATCCATAAAGTTAAAGGTGTTTATTACGATGGAAGTGGTAAAATATTTACTTTACAAGAAAAAGAAGAGGGGTGATTTATCACTCTTCTTTTTATATTAGAATAAAGAACATCCATATACAGTAATGTAAGAAAGGGGCGCGCTTAAGATGATTTTACGTGACGCAGTCACTGGTTTGCTTTTGGCTATGAGCCGTTTCATGACAAAGAAAGGCACTGATATGGCATCTCGTCAGGAACTGGCGGATGCGATTAATAATGTTCTCGGAGAAGATCTGCTGGATGCCATTTATATTAACAGTGTGGAAAATGCACTGCTTCCGGATATCACTGTTATTCATATCTATAATTCCGGATTTTCTCGTTTCCTTCTGGACCCTGATATCAGTGATACCTGCCCGTTTGGTTTTACTCTGGAGATCCACGAGCGTTGTTTCGGTCGTTATACTGAGGAGGAACTTACTGCACTGATCCTTCATGACATTCTGCAGAATGTTCAGTCTGATACTGCTAAGATTCGCTTTATTAAAGCTTACACTGCAGTTCTTTCCAAGCATAAGACTTCTAAGATTCTGGATATGTTCGATGATATCAGTCTCAGTGAAGTTCTGTACATTGCTTTTACCGAAATTTGTCTTCGTCCATTCCGTGTTCCTGTTGGCGGGTTAGACTATGTCGCTACTGATGAGGTCCTGAAGTTTCTCGGTTTGGGAGATGCATATGATTCTTATCTGAACAAAATTCTCCCTATGTCCAATATGACTCCTGAGGAAGCTATGGAACTGGAACTGCGCAACGATTATCGTGATCTGAATACCGTAATCAACGCATGTCTGGATTCTTCCATTCGCCATTACTACCATGTAATCCGAGAGGGAGTTCCTCTGGTTACTCTTGATCGAGTATTCTCCAGTAAGCAGTCTTTGATTTCTACTGGTTTCATTTCTCGTAAGAGAGAATTTAAGAAGAAGAGACCTGTGGTAATGACTCCGAATCAGGAAGCAATCTCTGAATCTTACAACAATCCGAAGGATGAGCTGGAGATTCGTTTTGCAATCGATAAGATTATCAATGCAATGCGTTATGCTGAGACTGAAGCGGAGCGTGAAGTTGTTCTTTTTAAGATCAAACAGCTTCAGCTTAAGCTTGCCAAGCAGCAGATCGCCCTTGGTAAGAAAGGCAAGCAAAGTCCTGTAGTTGAAGAGAAGATTCGTAAACTCCAGGAATTCCAGTCTGAGCTCGATAGTATCAGAGCGAAGATGATGGCTATGGAGATCAAGACTAAGCGTTGGTCTGTTTATGTAAAAGACTCTATGCCTACTGGTTATGATTTTTGATTTGTTATGGGACAGGTTCATAAGCGAGCCTGTCCCATATTTTCGTTAAAGGAGGATTTTTTAATGCCCAGCAGATTTCGAAGTGGGGAAGAAACTACACAATTTGATCAGATGACTACCGGTCAGGCTAGAGAGGAGTTACATAGAATGAGCTTAAAACTTGCTAAAATGTACGAAGCATCTGTTCTTAATGAGATGTTTGCTAAACGCGATAAATCTATTCATGATATCATGGAAGTGCAAGCTTTTCATCGAGAGCGGATTTCTAATTTAACATATAGTCAAAAAGAGATCTATGATAAAATGCAGATTTTCTTAAACTCTAAATTAATGCGATTTTTGAATTTCTTCGGATGCTGGTATATTTATGGGAAGAATGGATGTGTATACATCAACCGGCCATATAATGAAAAATATGGACCAGCTCCTGTCTTAACCCGTATTAAAAGGCGGTTTAAGAAGACATTTATTAAAACTCCATCTGAGAATGAAACAAAAGACGGATATAAAACCCAATTTATTTTTGTCGATGAATCAGTTCCGAATACCGAAGAAAAGACTGAATCTTAAATTTCCGATTTGAGCGGAAATTAAGATATATACTATATCTGTAGAAACCAAAGATGAAAGGTTTCTGTGGACAACAAATCAACCATAGAAAGAGAAAGGAAAAGATTTATGACAACCAAATACTTAGGAACCGTGGAAGTTCATCGGCTGTTGACTGAAGAAGAGATTGCTGAGAGACGCTCCAATCTTGAAGCTCTATATCTTCAGAAAAAATTAATTGAAACAGGCCGTCTTCGCAAAAGACTCATGATTAAACAGAAATTAACCGGAATTCTTATGTTGGCAATGTCTGCTCTTATTATTGCCATGGCCGCTCAGGGTGACCCCAGCAATCCTTTGGATACTGATGCTACTGCAATTTTGCTCACCATCCCTTTTGGTCTTTATTTGCTCTTTAGTCGGAGGATTAATATCTGCGCAACTGATAGAGATTTCCGCAGACTTAATAAATTGGAGGAGCTGTACTACAATGCGCAACAGAATCTATATTGAATCTCGAGTTCTTGGTAGTATGATCGTTGGGAAACTCATACATACACCATTTACATTTTCACACGTCAGTGCGCCTCCAGTGATTTATGCAGACGGTCGAACTGGGCTATATGAGCAAGTAATGTTATCATATCAAGAATATCCAGAAGGTGCTCGTATCTTCAATGCTCTGGTAGATACATGGGTGATGCAAAGTAAGAATCATAGCACAATTCAATGGAGCTTTGATACAACTGAATATGTTGCTACCAAACATATGAGAGCTTTCGGAAAGATCATAGTTCCTGCTGATCGATTCTTCTATTGGGAGGAAGGTGATCCTGGTAGCACAACAGAGCTTCGCGATGCAACAATGATGTTCTGTAGTGATCCGAATATGCAGCTAATGAATAGTTTTGCTATTAAGATTTCAGGATTTACTAAAGATGCAACCGAGATGTATCAGACATTAGAGTGTATGCATCGAGCATCAAAAACTGCAGATCAACTTCGTAATAACTACAGTCATGTGATGATAATCCGGTGAAAATGGGTGGAGGTTCTATCGGGAGCCTCCACCCTAATATCAGGATTACATGTTGTTTATTTTTATCTTTTAACGAACTTTGATATAATTCATTAGAAAGGTGTGAATCCTAAAATGTTTAGTTCGCAGGAATTGTTGCGGTTTGCATCCCAGGATTATATTCTGGGTAATACTACAATGGAAGAGCAGATCGCATTTGTAGAAGATCAGATTCGCAGTCCATTTAATTCTGGAGATATCAATTACCTAAAGAAGCTGATGCGAATGGTTCCCGGTCAGGATGAGATGGACGAAATATGTAAACAGTTCTTTACTCAGATTCAAGATGTATATTCTGGTTTGGAAATTGACGTCAATGATTATGATCAGCATCTCTCTGCTATTTGCATGGCTATATATAAATTCTTTGTAAAGAATGTCGGGAAACTGATGTATGTCTTTATCAAAGAATATCTTTACAATAATAAAAACCGTAAAGGTTTGATCGCAGAGTTTTCTAATGCAAAGATTCCTAATTACCCAAAAGAGCAATATGGTAAGAAAGATTATTATATTCTCATTACCAAGCTTAATGCGATTGTAGATGAAATCTTTGAAGACGATATTAAGCTCAAGAAATTCATTGAATATGTTGAGAAGAGTGATAAAGCTCCAGTATATCTCGATGCAATTTTGGAAGCTATTGAGCAAGGTATCGTTGTGGATAAAGGAGTCGTCTCCGATATGTACCGTCTGTATAAGAAGTCCGATCTTTTCAGAGGTCATATGAATAAATTGGAGATGGATATTACTAAGACCTTTATCATTCCTTATCTTGAAGAGAATGGTATGGCAGACGTTTGGCTGCCTCCTGTGGAAGAAATTCCTGAAGATCTGGACGAATCAGATGAGGAATCTGATGATGAGTAATTAAATGTAGGAGGAAATTAAGTATGTCGAATAAGATTATTGAACTCGAAAATGATCTGAAGAAGAGAGCCGCGGAGGAGGCAGCTACTTACGAGGAGAATTTCGATAAAGATATGGAGCTGACCAAAGAAGATCAAGAGAAGTTGGCTCAGATTGAACAGGAAGTTCAAACTATGGTCACTGAGACTGCTCCTGACGGTTCCAGCTCTTCTGTTCCTATCAGTGAATTTGCATCTCCTCTGGATGATAGGGTTGCAGAGATCAACTCTGTAAGTGATGATGCAACTGAAGTTCTGAAAACTGTCAATTCTGGTGATATTAAGAAAACTGTTGAAGATGTGAAGGCTGAAGCTCGTGCTAATGCGATTCAGGCTTTTCGTCAGCTCTCTGTCACCGATCAGGAGTTGAGTGATGAAGAGATTATTGAAGTCAACAATGCCGGTCTGGAAGCTGTGCAGAAGTATTTGAAAGTTGATCGAATCAATTCTGATGAAGTGATTCAGAGACTTCGTAAACTCTCTCTCCGCGATTTCCAGGAATTCCTTCCTGAAAAGTTCATCAGCATTTATGTGAACCCTAGCGAGATTGCCGCTAATAACTATAAGGCGAAGGAACGTCTTCTGGCTAGTATTGCATATCTGACTGCAACGGGCCCTGAGATGGATTATCTAAATGAATATATTGATAACGAGCATCGACTGATGGCTGTTTCTCAGCAGCTGATGAAGTGTCAGGTTGATTTTGCTGATATGCTGAAGGATCCGAAGAAGATTTCTGAGATTGCAGCTGAAGCGGCGCAGATTGAAGCTCCCGATGAGACTATCTGGAGCAAGTATATTAGAACTGATCCTAAGCGTGTGCATAATGAGTTTGCACAGAGAGCTGTAATTTGTTCTAAGTATAAAGAAGCATATCAGTCTGTACTGGAAGAGCATAAGGGTGAGCCTGATGCGGTTGAAATTATACAGGAACAGATTGACGAATGCGATGCAAAATATGCTGTCTATACCAGCGTGACGAATCTGGAACTGATGAAGTCTCTGTGGGACATTATGACAGAGAGATTTAAGTCTGGTAAGAATAGCTACAAAAATCTCGTCCGTGAAGGTGTTGCTGCTATTGATCGTATTCGTCGTAGTAAGCAGAATGTACCTTTCCCGGTATATGATGAGAAGCTAGCTAAGCGTCCGGAGGAACTCTTTAAGCTTTATATGAAGCAGTATCCTGCTATGATCAAGCAGTATAATAGCGCAGTGATGCTGGTTAAGCAGAAAGAACCCGATGAAGTAGCGAAGACAGATATCCAGATGATTACCATTGAGGGTAAGTTTGAAGATACTGTTGCATCCTATTTCTCTTTGTTACTTCTGATCCTGTACGGTCGTATTATGAAAAAGCTCACCGACAATACGATGACAAAATATGATGCAATCATGCTCGATGCATATTTCCAGTGCTACTGTAAGATGGGTAGTGATATCTATCTACTGACTGATGTCTGGAATATCATGAAGGACTTTGTTGCATATGCTATCGATACCTGGCCTGTTACTGGTAAGAGGTAAACTGATATGAAGGGTGAAGTAGTATACACAGTCTGGTATATTCTTGCCGGATTAGCTGCAGTTGGAACATTACTCTACTTCATCAGTAAAATTGCCAAAGATTTCAGACTGTACCCTTCGTCTAAGAAAAAGTACAGTCTGAATATCTGGCTTTTACGTTTTATATGGGCATTCTTGCTCATATTTGAAACTGCTGGTGGAGTTGTTTTAGTTTATTTTACATACTGGCTAGTAAAGTCGGTAGGGAAGATGGTGGTATAAATATGAAGATAGCATTAATCATTGAAGCGATACTGATTATTACCCTATTCATTTCTATCCTTAAGGATATGATAGGTGATGCAAATGAAGCAAAGTGTCGTGGTGAAGACCCTAATACTTTTGGTGTATATTTCACCTGGTTCTTTCTATCTCTCCTGATTCTTTATGAAGGGATGAAGATCTATTGGGCGCTTTTCGTTTTAAAATGACACCATTATAAAAGGTGGTGAAACTAAACATGTTTGTTCTCGATAAATCTCGCATGCTTGTCGACTGTTATGCCCTTGAAGTTTATCTCCCATACGACTATCGAGAGGCTGCATACCGCGGAAGCCCATACTATTCCATATTAGGAACGAAGGTAAAATATCTGGCAGTTGGTAATATGCGATTCTTTAAGACAGAAAAAGAGTTACAGTCTCCAGAGTCAGTAAAGTGTCACCCGCTTGGAATTCCGATGCTGATTATGTCCGAGCCTTCAGAGATTGATGTTCGTGATGTAAGATTTTCAAAGGGTGGTCCTCTCCGTAAATGTATTGTGCTTACCTATATGAAGGGCGACGCTTTCATGGTAAATAACGAGACAATTAAATCTACTGATGCGATGATGATGATTCTCTCTCGCTTGGAGCAAGGTAAACTTGATCATCTCCCTCCTGAAGTAGTTGTACAGATTGTTCGTGACTGTGAAATAATGAATGGTATTAGTCTTCGTATTCCTTCTGAGGAAATGGAGATCTTCGTAGCTGAACGATACAGAGACCCTGATCACCCTACGCGTAAATATCGTTTCCATACCGGTGCGGCTGATCCTGATTCTATGGTTTCTCATAATATGAGAACTGATGCTGTTCAGGGCACAACCTATCAGGCTGTAATGCATGAAGATATTAATAATTCTCTGATTGCTGCAGCTAATCGACATAATTCTGGTCATATTGATGAACCTACTACAGTAGAGATGGTAGTACGAGGACTGGATATGTCCCGTTTGAAAGAGGAAGATTTTCCTACAGAAAATTAAGACTACATGCAGGGGCAATCCCTGCATGTGTTCTTTTTATATCAAACATAGTTATAACCATTAATCGTTAGGGGTAACGATGCGATGGTTATGGGGTAATTTTTCTTTCGAACGAGAAGTACAGAAACACCGCAAAAACAAATCTTTTGATCAAAAGGAAGGTGACATATCGACCATGATTATTCTCGATCAGGCCAATACCTATGGCTTCTCGAATACCGTGGTGAAAGTCATCGATCAGACCTACGAGGAGACCGCAACTGAGATTTATCCCGTTCCGGTTCCTGATTTTAACGTGCTGATTCCTACTGTTCAGGATATTGGTATCACGAATAGTCTGGAATTGTATCAGCCCGGTGAAGTCAGCAAGTATCTGAAGAACCATGGTAATCCCAATGCTCTGAAGTATGGCTTCGGCCCTGACTTTATTCATGGGGTTCTGGAACGCGGCGATTCCGGTGTTGGTGTTTACACCATTAACCTCCGCGGGGCGTCTGCCACGATGGCAAACATCATCGTACTGATGAAGTATCGCATTGAGAAGTCCGTTCCTTATGTGGATGCCGATGGCAACCAGTATTACAAGGACGAAAATAACCAGATCACCACTGACCCTGTTGAGGGTGGTGCGATCACTCGTGACGTTCTGCATGTCCGTTTTGAGACTGCCAATGTTGAAGAGTGCAAGAAGTGGACCGATCTGCATAAGGGCATGAATGCCATCTATAATGAGCAGGAGGATGACGAGGGTTATAAGACCATTCCTTGGTTTGGTGTTATGTATCGCGGCGCTTCTGCTTACGGCAATAACATCTACTTCAGTCTGATTCCTACCCGTGCTGAGTACGACGGTAATATGTATTACAAGGTTGCGCTGTTCGATGGCAAGACTATGCATACCACCGATCCTACTTATAGCTTCGACATCGATTCTGGTGCTCGTTATCAGACTACCTACTACTTCGAGAACGTCTTCAATGAGAACTTTAAGACCATGCGGTTCATGACTGCTGAGGATTCTCAGGCGATCGTTGATCTGTTCAACAAGTATCTCTACACTGTGGACGAGTATGTTCTGGGCACCTATGAGACCCCTGGTACTCAGTTCCCGGCTGTTGATCCCTTCAATGTGGATTCTTTTGCAATTCAGGTTGATACTGGTTCTCTGAATCCGCAGATCACCAATGCCTTCCGCCTCCAGGGCGGTTACGATGGCACTGAGACTCGCGATGAGCTCTTCCGCATGTTCTTTGCTGGTGAGATCCTGGGCGATATCACCTCTCCCCTGCGGTATCGTGTCAACTATATCCCTGACGTTAACTATGACGACGCTACAAAGCGTGCGATTGCCAGCCTGGTACAGAAGCGTATCCGCATGACTTCTGCCACCGTTATGCTCGGCGGCACTGATGGTTTTGTATCTGCTCTGATCGATCACCAGGCTAACTGGTACGAGACCATGCCTAACATTCGTCAGCTGGCTAAGTACCAGTCTCCGATGATGTATAATCAGTTTACTCGTCGGACTATGACCTATCCTGGCACCTACTTCGATACCATGGCGATGATGGAACATTTCGCCAAGTGGGGCAACTATTTCCAGCCGTTCGCTGGTGCAGAAGCCCGCTGGACTGGTTACATCGAAGATACGATGCCCTATCCTGCTGAGTCTCCTCAGTACCTGCAGTCTCTCCAGACTAGCCGCATCAATGTGGTTATGAAGGATGCTAAGGAAGGTGCTTACCTGGCTGACCAGCAGATGAATACTGTTCTGACTTCTGATCAGACTGAGTTTAATAATGCTTTCCTCATCTCTTGCATGCTATATGATCTGGTGGATCTGATTCACTACAATCATTTCAAGTTCAATGAGGCTGAGGAAGTTCGTCAGTTCAATGAAGCTGTGAACGATTGCATTAACTCCAAGTACGCGATCCATTCTGCCTCTATCTCCGCTTCTGTGGAGCGTGTTGGTACGATTGGTCGTTCCAAGTCCATGAATAAGATTACCGTCGTGGTGGATCTCAAGGATATCAATAAGTTCACTGATATCGAGCTCTACCTTGTCGATGAATAAGGAGGTGCGCAATAATGGCAAATGCTAACCCGAATCCTATGTATGGTCTCAAGGCCGATGGCGCGCCGACCTATGTGTCTCGTATGGAGACCTCTCGCACTCTGTATGATGTCGAGTCGCAGCTGCTGAGAGGTACTATGTCCTTCTCTAAGGATAAGCTGCAGGAGCTGGATCCTTCCTACACTGGTTACACACATGTGTTTGTTCTGAGACTTCCTCCTGTTATGACCGCTCCTGCCAATGGTCGTCAGATCGCCGGCTTCGAGGAGAATGGTGTACTGAATGCTCAGAACCATTGTCGTAACCTGAAGGCTCTCTTTGAGATGGGCTGTACGTCTTATTCTGGCACCCCTGATCTGACCCTGAACACTTCTGAGGTCAATGTGGGTTGGTCTGAGCGTTCCTATCCCGCTCCCACCACTTCTGCTTATGATGGTAAGCAGTTCACTCTCCGTTGTCTGGAGACCCGTGGTGAGCCTCTGCGTCGTGGCGTTGAGTATTATATCTCCGCTATTACCGATCCTAATGTTAAGGCTGCTATGATGAATGGCGCTCTGAATATGGACGGCACGCTGATGGAGCCTACTCTGCCCAACTTCACCTGGTCTTTCATGATCGTTCAAACTGACCAGACTCTGCTGAACATCCAGGATATCTCTATTTGGCAGAACTGTATCATTACCAACATGGATCGTTCTAACCTTGACTGGGAGAACGGTACGGTTGATATCATTCAGCCTAAGGATGTTCAGTTCTCTGGCGTCTATATGCCTGATGCTCGTAATCAGTATATCGATGCCATGGCTCAGAAGCTGCTCGGAAGCCGTCTCAAGTGGTATAAGAGATTCTCTGATCTTGGATCTGATGAACTCTCTACTGCTTCTTGGCAGGGTCCTGGCGCTGCCTATTAAGACAGAAGATCTTTCGTCAAACTTCCATTTATGAGAATTTTGGGAACCGGCCTATGTGGTCGGTTCCCAAATTCTTTTTAGTTTATATAAACTAATATGTGTAATTAAATAATATCATGTCGACAAGCATATAAGAGATCTCCAGTAATGCCCAATATCCACAATTTTAGCAAAATACAAATTTCCGATTTGACGAGAAAAGGAGGTATATATTATATCTATGAAGTGGAGATCTTCAAATCCCTTCCCCTAAATCCAATAAAAAGAAAAAGGAGTTAGTACAAATGATGAATCAAAAATCTACTTCAAGCAACCAATGTGATGCATGCGGGAAATGTGCAGCATCGAACCTCGCGGGCGTAATCTCTACAGAAACCCGCATCGAACAAGTGTACAATCAGTTTATTGAAGTTGCCAATGACGAACTGCTTCCCGATTTGATCTTTATCGGCGGAGAGGATATCCTTGAAGATATCTATCAGGAAACTGCTGTGATCGTTATGGAGCTTCTGAGCCGTCTTCCGACCGGCGTTGTTCCGAGCCAGAACGATATATACATGGCGGCAGAGGAATATCTTCGTGAATGGATCAAATCTCAGGTTGCCCAGCGTTGTGGCTGCGGCTTTAGCTATAGCGAGCTTGTGAGGCTTGCTGGTCTCGGTGAAGAGGACTACGATGATGGCTGGAACGGGAATGTTACCAGAGCCAAATTCGGAACCATACATACGATCCATTTTAACAGCAATGATGGAAGCATCTTTCTGAAGTTCTAATAAAAGGGAAAAAAGAAAAGAGAATACACCCCGGGGATATCCCCGGGGTGTATCTTTTATGTTTCTGTAGATTGTTCTTTTTCTTCCTCTTCTTCCATAAATGGGTCTACAACACCATCAGCAGGCTGTTTCTGCTCCACTTGAATGGTCATATTATATCCATGGAAGGTAAGCAACCGATAGAGTTCCTCGACTTTAATATGTTCGAGCTTCACGATATTATTCTGGATACCCATTATCGTATACTTATCAACTTGTACCTGTTTTGCATATTCTGCAATAGGAAGATTATTGCTCTTCATATATGCATTCATACTGGTGACAAGTGCCATTTGAATCATAGCAGGAGCTGTCGGTGTGACAGCTCCACTAAGTTTCAGAAGATATGGAATCTCAACTGGAACCAATGTTGACATATCTCTGATCGTCCTTTCTATAGATTAATAGTGCAACAAATAACCCCAATATTGCTCAATAATACCACGTTTTGCATACTGAAATGAATAGATATAGATATCAGATAGTGTAGACTCTTGGATACTGAGATATAGAGAATCTACATCCTTTAAACCACTGAACATAGATCGGAGAAGTGGTACTCTGATTTTTTTACCAGCATAGCGAATAATGAACTGATAAATCTCTGGACACTCAAGAGTTTTATTCTGGAGATCATATTTCAACCCATCAAATAGCAAACAGGCTCCTCCAGGCTTAATCCGTTTCAACAGATTCGTATAAGATTCTATACAAGTCTCTACAACTGTTGCTGTTGGATCTACCGGATAGTCAAGTTTATAAGTTTCAGTGGTTACAAGTTCTTCCTGCAAATAGTAGAGGAATTTGAGTTCTGCTCCATGATTTTTCACCAAGAAGCAGAACTCTTCTTTTACATCTTTTGATTTCAGTCCAGCTGCTTTCTTTTTCTCGTCTACAAGTTTATGTCCTCTATTGTAGCGACTTAAGATTGCAGACGAATTGAGAATAAGTGTCTCATTATAGAACGAATCCTTATACTCTTCAGTATCGGGGATGAAGAGCAAATAGTTGAGACCAACTTCACTATCAATATCCACAGTATAGCACATCATCAGCATTCTGTTATTCATAATGACATTACTGTAGCGACAACGAGTTGCGCGCCGAAGCAGGTTGATAAAGGGTTTTACTGCTAACATTATTCTTCATCCTCCTTTTCTTTACTATTTAACCGTTCCTGGAGTTTCTTATTCATTTCAGTAACAGTCGGAAGATTGAACCACACGTTGCCAAAAGAGATAATATCATGGCTCAGATAATCTGCAGTGAATTCCGCACCTGGGAGATACGAATTGATCTCTTCAATACGTTTCTCTTGTCCCATTGGGAGAACATTCTGCCGATCACTAATTTTCTCAGGGATGATCAATCTACCGATTTGTGTAGACTTACTTAAAGATCTGGTAAACTTTGCCCAAGGATACTCAGACGCAAAGTCCATATCCATTTCATCATCAAACACGTGTTTACTTGGGACGCCGGGGATTAATTCAACACCAGTAGCCGTATTAAAGTCTGGATTACCAACTAGACCACCAGGAAGTATCAATTTTTTCTGAATAGAGTCATTATAAATTGAGAGAAGATCACCAGCTACAGTTTCTGCTGCCTGCTGTGAAGTTTCATCAAATTCCTCATCACTATCAGAATCATCAACTTCTACTTCAACAGGATCAGATTCGGCAACAGCTTCATCGTCATCAAACCCCTCATTATCTAACTCAGCTCGCATTGCTCTGGCTGCTCGGATTTCCTCCATTCGTTCCAAATAATCTTCTGTCTCACCACGGATATAGTTGACATTTGGATTATTGCCCGGAACAAAACCCTTACGGAGATACCAGGTATAGTAGATCTGTCGCTGATAGCGAGTCTGCTTAAACAGATTTTCAAGCGGGCAGTTCTGCTGATTCATATCATAAATCATTGACATGCAGTCATTCGTGACAATATCAATCTGAACCTGTCTCACAACGTCAGAAATGTTATAGAAGACAAAGTTCCAGTAGTCTTTCATTGCAGCATTTGTAACATCAATACCTTTCTCGAATTGATGTTTACCAACACCAAGTTCAATACGAGCAATGTTATCGAGTTTGTTAGAACCATATGCTTTACGACCTTTACGAATGCCTGCATATGACTGCATCTGGTCTATCCAGCAGGTGGTAGATGCCATGCGGATAAAAGTTTTTCTATCAGCGATATCGATCTCCGCACGGTTATCCACATTCAGTTCTACAAAACGATATTCCTGTGGAAATGCGGGATCACACATGCAGTCTACATAGTTAAGACCATTCATTTCCATTCTTGCTGCAAGTTTAGGAATATCGTAACCGATATTCCAGACACTCATCGTATCCGGACGCACTTTATTGATGGTTTGAAATATTGCCATTAACAGATCACTTTCATGATCGAAAAGTTGAATATGATATTCTGCCTCCAGATCAATAACACGCTTTTTACCATCTTTTTCAACTTCCTGATGGTCAAACGTATCATGACATTGTTGGATGAATTTATCCAGATTTGCTTCAAAATGTGCCTGCTGTGGATATCGTTTATGATCTCTCAACAAGAATGTGAATACGTGCGGTTTCATCTTCTCTTTCCGGTTAGAATCAAAATTGAAGATCAACGTACATGCATTCACTTTATCTAAGTTTGCTGCTTGTTCAGTAGAACTCAGACCAAAGATATCAGCCTCGATATCGAGATATCCTTTATCGATGATATGATTTCGCATTGTATTGTAGTGATACCCGAGCATAACCCGATAGTAATCTTCAACGGACATATCAGACATACACGTATACGGCCATTTGAAGATCTCTTTAGCAGAGCTGCTATTGCCAGTTGCATAAGACTGATCGTAAATAGCTTTCATCACCTGAGAGGGTCTATCAGTGCAATCTTTCAGTTCCTCGTAGATTGTACGAAGAACCTTCTTTGCTTTTACAGTTTTCGAATATGTTTTATCGATTTCGATATATTCTCTAGGCGTCATGAAACCAGTGCGTTCTTCAGGTTTAATGAAATAGATCTCCATTTCTGGATCTTTAATAATACGGACTTTTTTCTTATCTTCCGCATCTTTATATACAATAAACAGGGTATCATCTTTCCCTGTGTTTCGGTGTTTATACTGCTGATACAGTTGTACAGAAAAGATTGTGGCCTGACTTCCTTCAGGCTCACGCAGAATATTATTCATTCCCATAAATTGCACCATCCTATGTGTGTATTCATGTATATAATTTATACCTTATAAGGATGTATGAAAGATTGTGAAAATGTAAGAGAAATAGCCAAAAATGGGCATATTAAAATTTCCGATTTTGCGACATTTTGAGATATATACTATAATTGTAGAGCAGGATAGATGAAGAGTTTCAAATTCGTCTGTCTTGCTCTACAATTATCTATTTTCGCTATGATGGAAGCGATTACAAATAATCCATCGTCAACTGCACAAAAAGGTGCAGAAGAAAGGACTTATTATGAAGATCATGATCAATACTAACGAGACTGAAATCCGCACCATTATGAGCACTGTGACTGATACCATCCGTGTCTTCGAACCCAACGCTGTCGATGCTCATGAGATCGATCGCGTAACCCATGAACTCACTTCCACGGATAGTGTCTACCACTTTGCTCAGAACTGCACCTGCACCCGCAACCACAGTAACTTCACCATCGACATCGATGAGAAGATGGTTCAGGACCTTGCTCCTGTGATCATCAAGGTTGCCAAGTTGGTTGCACCCATCTATCATGGCGGCAAAGCGTTGCTGATGACGATCAAAAACCTTTGTGAGACACTTCCCGAAAGCCTGAAGGTTATTGGAAAGGAGTTTCATGATAAGTGGGCTCTTCGTAAGAATTATCAAGTAGTTCGGCTTGAGAATGAAGACCTGAATCTCTTGGACATCGTAGTCCTCGAAGACGATGGGAAGAATGATCCTGAGATCACGGATATCTTCCATATTAGCGAAGTCTATGAGAACATGACGGTCCAGCGTCACATGGTAGCTAAGATGACTCTCGACAAGTCTACCATTGAGACTCACGATGAGGCTATCAAGGTTGCTCGGAAGATGCGTGATAATCTCCGGAAGGATCTGGAGGCTATGGCTGAGGCTACTGATAGCGATGTCGCTACTGACGAGAAGATCGAATTCTAACAAAACTCGAGTGCGGCAAGGCGCCTCGAGTTAATTTAACCCAAGAAGGAGTACGAACAAGATGTTTACCTACTATGATGTAGAACATGAGATGCGAATGGATAAGCTTCGTACGAAGCAACTTGAGGCGCATGCCCGCAAAATTAAGTTGGAGAAACTTCTTAGTAAGCACAGTCATAAGACTCCTGACGAGATCAAGGATTTGTGCAGTATCATTGAGAAGTGTAAGCGTGATGGAGCAAAGGCCAAGGACGATATGATCCATTGTCTGGCGTCGATGTAATAATAGAAAGAGAGGATAACAACAATGAAACATAAGCTCCAGAGAATCAAAGAGGAATCTCGTCAGATCTGCACTGAGATTAGTAATGATCTCACACAGTCGAAGAAAGAACTGGATCAGGTTGGCTGCAACTATCACAATCAGCGTGAGCAGGTTCTGCGCAAGATCCATGGTGACAACTATTATAAATACATGTAAGAGGAGGAACATGATATGGGTTACAGAGATGTCAGTTATATTGAACAACTCTGGTACATCCTAAAATGGTTTGTCACAGGGAAAGACCGTAAGCTTCGTAAACAACTGAAAGATTCTAAATGAAAAAGAAGACCGGGTGGGAACTTGATGTCCCACCCGGTCATATCTTCAACACACAGTTTATTTTTTTGTTTTACTTCTTATCCTTCTTGCTTTCAACAACAGCAGAAACCTTGGCAGATTTCTGAGTCTGAGCCCACAGCTTCTTGGCAAGACGCTCGGCCTTCTGACCAAACAACTTCTTCAGCTCAGCCATGTTCTCCTTCTTGATCTTCTGACCCAGCTTATACTTCTTATAAGCTTTGTGGTTAGCCTTCCTGCCCATCTTCAGAGTGATGATAGTAGTCAGACGGTTGATCTGGGCGTTCTTGTTCAGATGAACGACATTCAGCTTAGGATTGCTGATATGTACGGCAGCAGCCTCAGAGATGATACCCTGACCAATCAGATAATCCTGAGCAGTCAAATATGCGTCGATAACTGCCTCATCCAGATTATCAGCAGACTCATCCATGAGCATCATCTGCAGCATAGTAGGCATGCAGGCATCTGCGCACTCGCGCATAAACTCTGCATCTTCCTCGTACATAGCAATATCCTCATCAGTCACAGTGCTGCTCTGCAGTGCAGACTCACTGATGGAACCGTTCGCGAACTTGCGAAAATTTTCCATGAAGTTCATTTGTTAGGAGTCCTCCTTCTAAATTATTTTGGATGCAAAAATACGTATTTAAGCATTGTGTCATCTCTCGAGTATGGCACTGGAGTCCAATCAGCGCCACAATGACTCTGCTTATAGGTATGTTTGGTAAATCTATCATGATTATAATGTTATCTATGCATATAACGCACTTACGTTTTGATATATGGTTTGATACATATATACAAGTGCTGAAATATAGAGGTGATGATGAGAATTATGAGTAAGACAATGACTGGAAAATATCTACAAGAGAATTGGATACGCGAAATGACTGATATGCTCGAACGCCTAAATCCTGATATGGATCGTAGTGCGATCGAGGATTTTGTTATTGAGCAGTATATGGAACACTACAGAGATCATGATGCTGTAGTATATAATAGCTACGAAAATACCGTAGCGCATACTTCACTTGGGCAAGTGGTTGATTGGATCCAAACTGATAGACCATTGATTGCTGAGTCTGGAGTTTTCTTCTATCCGAAAGATAAAAAACGGAATGTGAATATCGAGATCATCAAAGAGTGTATGCTCGATGCTCGTACGATTCATAAGAAGGAAAAGTTCAAAGCAATGGAAGCTGGCGATATCTTTACAGCAGCTGTTAAGGATATCCAGCAGGCCAATGATAAGAAAGCTGCAAACTCTGGATATGGCGCTGAAGGTCAGTCATCCTCGTTTCTGTTTAATGTGCATTCAGCCATGTCGGTTACAGCATGTGGACGTGGTCAGTTGTCTACCGCAATTCTTTGTTATGAAAATCTTCTTGGAGACTTTGTAAAGTTTTTTGACATGGATGAATTCCATAACTTCATCCAACATATTGTGAATGAAAAAAAAGACTGGACTTTCGAGACGTTTGATGTAATTGATCGTATCCCAAGTAAGAAAGACTGGATTAATCGTTTTGAAGCCAAGTTTCTTCATCCATCTCTTTTGGATCATAAGCAGATTGAACTGATCTATGATTCTCTATCCAATGAAGAGAGAGCGAGAACTTTTTATAAAGCAAATATTAGAGACTTTATCTCTAAGAATAGGATGTTAGTGGAATTATTTACTGATATTTCTGAGACGAAGGTTGAATTCATTGACCCGAATGAAGTTCCGGAAGCGATTAAAAATGATGTGAAACTTATTTGTGCACTGGTTACGGAGTTTGTGAACTATAAGTACAGTTGGTTCCGTTATGAAGATCGCGCACGTTACCAGAGACGTGCCGTTGTGACAATCAGTGATACTGACTCTTGTTTCTTGTCATATGGGCCAATGTTGAAATTCCTGTATGACAAAGTCATTCCAATGAAACTTTGGAAGAGATCAGATAGCGATGCAAAGAAATCTCATAAGATCAAGATGTTAAATGTTTTGTCATGTTGTTCATCTGCAGCGATTGAGAATACTCTGTTTAATTACCTTGGATATGCCAATGTTGCAGATGAAGATAAGCCATATATTAAGATGAAAAACGAGTTCTATTATGAACGAGTTATTGTCACATATGCAAAGAAATCTTATATCGGTTTGATGACAAGACAGGAAGCGGTTGTTCTTAAAAAACCGAAGATGGACGTTAAGGGTGTTAATTTCTTTAAGTCTACAGCAAGTGAGAAGACATCTGAGTTTATCTATGATAAGGTACTCATGGGGCAACTGTTAAGACCAGAAGATGGAAAAATTTCTCTGCGAAGAACGTATAAGACAATCTCCGATTTCCAAGAACAAATTGCGCATGAGATTAAGCAGGGTGAAATGGGATTCCTAAAGCGTTCGATTAGAGTAAAATCTGTTGATGCTTATAAAGATCCTATGCGTATCAGTGCATATAAAGCAGCATATGTTTGGAACTATGTGAATGATGATAAGGATCGTATTGAACTCCCCGCAACAACGACTCTTGTCAAAGTGAAATTAAAGGATCAGAAAGATATTGCGGCATTAGCACCATGGCCGAAAATCTATGAGCGAATGATGAAACTCTTCGAGACGGATCCCAACTTTGGTGATCATGAAGTTGAGAAAGATGGTAAAGTTCGTAAAGTAAAGGGCGCTGGTGTTAATGCGATTGCTCTTCCGGATGATTATGACGAAGTACCTGAATGGATCCTAGCAATCATCGATGTACAGACTTTGGTGAATGATAATATGAGACTATTCAGCCAGTTGTATCTTCCTCTTGGTTTGTCTTCTGGAACTGCAAAAGGCACAGGTTCTCAGGCGAAATATTACACGAGCATTGTTCGTATTTAAATCCACGATCTCAGTGGGTGTCTATTATATTTGGTGCCCACTGAGTTTATTTTTATATCTCTTAATATGAGGAGGAGAGTTGATAATGATAGAAAGCCCGTTTAAGTTCCATACCCGACTGAGTCCCGATGAGGCTCAGAAGCATACCAAGGTTCTGGTAGATACGATCAAGGCACCTATTCTCCAGGCCGGTGTTGGTACAGAAATCAACCTCAGTACCGTATTCCCACTCACTACTGTCAATAATCCATATCCAATCATTGTAATCCTGAATGGAGTTGGTGGTAGCGGTAAAGGAACATTTGCATCTATGGTTGCTAAGTATGCTGAAGATCCTATTCTTGAGATCTCTGTTGTTGATCCTCTGCGAGAGATTGCGGACAAATTAATCCATACACATGTGGACAACTACATAGACCTCTATAAGGATAGACCTAAGACTTCTGACGAACATGCTGCTGAGAAGTCTGATCAATGGCGGTCTCTGATGCATGATCTAAAGATGTCCTGGCAGAATCTTGATGATGGTCCTAATCTTTACTGTCTTGGTCAGATTATCCGTATGGTGACGGTTGATAACAAGGATGAGATCCCTGGTATCATCTTTGTAAATATTCGAGAAGAGGAAAATATCAATCGTTTTAAGGATTATTGTCACAGTATGGGATTGATTTGTTTCAGTCTTCTTATTGATGGCAAAATCGATTCTTCTCAGTTCACAAATGAGGGAGATGCTCTAGTCAATACATTCGAGTATGATGTAACAATTCCCAATAAGGGTAACTTGGATGATCTTTCTATTACAGCATTTATCTTCTACAAGTTTATCAACCGTGCAAATCATATGTATGGTGTTGGAATCGAAGAAGATGATAAAGCAACGCTCGGGTCTAATACTGAAGTAACGGATCCCCCCGATGATGAAACTACTACACCGCCGAATACTGTCGGCCAGGCTGCGAAGGAGGACAGTAGCGGTGATACCGCAACCTCCTTTCTTCACAAGGGCAATGATACTGACCTCGCTGGGTCTAACGAATGTGAGCTTCAAAGTGAAGATCATAATCGGAATGATACAACTAGCGGGAGCAGTAGTACGAATGGTGATTAAACGTATCCTGGCTTCTAAATCGATTCCGCAAAAAACATTACAATAACTCAAAACCGAAAGGTGGACATGAATTATGGCCTACAATAATAACTATCAGAATAACCAGGGAGGATACCCCCAGAGAAGGTCTACTGGAGCACCTCGTAACAGTGCTCCTCGTACTCAGCAGCGTGAACCTCAGGAGCAGAGCACTGGTCCCACTCTCTACAATGAGCGTGCTGGCAAGTTTCTAAATTTCAATTACTGGGGACGTTACGCCAGTATCGAGATTGGTATCGTCCAGCCTGGTAGCGCTATGAACTGGGATGCTCGTAAGAATGCTCAGAAGGTTACTCAGGTTGTAGCCTTTGAGAATCTGAGCGAGATTTGGGATATCTGTGAGGAGGTTCTGGATTCTTTGAAGAATACCGGCACCTTTACTTCTGCTGGTATTCGTGTCGGCATGAAGCAGGATGCTATGGTCGAGATCAATAACGGCTCTACGATCAATATGGCTCCTGGTATCTATCTGGTTATTTACAAGAATCTGGATAGTGGTAATCGTACCAATAATCTGGAGATCTATCCTTTTGAGGATGTTCGTATTGTTCGCGGATATGATCATAGCTCTGGTATGGCCAAGGATGATATCAGCAAAGTTGGTCAGTTCAAGAAGTTCTATCGATTGATCAGAGAAGCCGCCAAGGCCTTTACCATGGCTCAGGTACATGCTCTGCAGGTCGTTACTAAGTCCGATCGTCTGGGCACTTTCAAAGCACTGACTTCCATTTCTCAGGCTCTCGGTGTAGATATCTCTTCTGAACTGAATAAGCTCAGCGGCAATCCCAATAAGGGTAATAATAATGGTGGCGGTTATAACCGTCAGGGTGGTGGAGGATACAATGCTCCTCGCGGTAACTGGCAGAGCAGTGGTTCTCCCCGTAGCGCTACTTTTGAATCTGGTGCAGATTCCTACAAGGCTCAGCAGCAGATTATGTCCACTCTGGATGATCCCGTGGATATTAACCTCTCTATGGAGAGCCTCACGAACGTTGACATGAGTCAGTTCAAGTAATCAAGAGGCGCTACATATGAGAGTAACGGAAGATAAGGGATTTCTTACTGAGATGTTTCCCAATGTAATGAAACGTACACGTCTTTTGATCATCGATCATGATGTGACGCGTTATCACAGTTATGATCTTCTGAGATACCAACTCTTCCGTGATACGCAGACTGGAGATAAAGAACATTTCATGAGCATTAAACCGGGTTATCAATATTTACTCAGATCTGGAACTGAACTCGCTGATCGAGTCAGATTTGCTCAAAATGGAATTGAAGAGTTTAATATCTATGAATGCTTTAATAAAGATTTGGGTATAAATACTCCGGAGAAGTATACAGTAAAGCTTCATGAAATGTTCCAAGATCCAGCTTCTCGTGTTACTGAAACTGATGTTGGTAGTTCAAGATTCGATATGATCTTTGATCGCCCAGCGATCGATGGATTTCTGTTACGATATAAAGGAGATCCACATCTTCCTTCCTGTTACGAGAGATTGACAGTATACGAGGCCGAGAATCTTCTCGACCTCAATACTGCCTCAGCAATTATTCATCAAGATCAAATCAATGCTGTTATGATCTGTAGCACAGAACTTGCTGTTAGGTTAGCAACAAGGCTCTATCAGGAAGGATATAAAAATTCAATTACAATGATTATTGCTCGATATGCATACAATTTTGTCTACAGTGATGAGGGGTTAATGGTATATCCGAAGTTCGGGGAGGAACTCGGTGTACTGGAAACTTCTTTGAAACATGAATTTGGATTCTTTGATCCTTTCAGTGGTCTTACATATCGAGCACGATTTATCGAAGAAAATGAGGTGCAACCATATGAGCAAGAATGATCGACCCAAGGTACAAATTCAGAGTAATTCTCTTCGTGGAGAATATATGCATGAAATCGCAGATCGAGTAGTCAATGAAATTTATGCAGATGTTTCTCCTATGTTCGGTCCTGGTGCAAGTGATGCGGTGATTACAAAAGACGGTCAGCCGTATTATACCCGTGATGGTAAAGAGGTTATGGAGTCTCTTACATTCGATAACGAGCTGGCAAATTATGTTCATCATTTCCTCTATCAGGCGGCATATCATCAGGGTAAAGATGTCGGTGATGGTAGTACCACTCTGATCATGCTGTACTGCAATCTGTATAAGAGAATTCGTGAACGAATTCTGGATCCCAATATCAGTAAGCATGGCAATGCTCTTCAGAATCTAAACATCAACGGAGTTCGTAGTACATGGAAGAAGATCACCAATGCGATTGTAGATAAACTAAAAGAAAATGCCGTTCCTCTCACTGATGATCTTCTGAAGTCCAATCTCTATACCTGTACACAGGATGCAGAGTTAACAGCTAAAATCTATGAAAGTCTGCATGATGCTATCATGGCCGGTGCATACATCGTTCCCAGAAAGAGTAATATCGCTACCGATTTTAATGTGACTACATACCACCGTCCTCTGCTGAAAGTAGTACGTCAGTTCTCTCTAAAAGCTATGCAGGATGAACCTGAGAACTGTGTGATATTTTACTGCAATGGAATGATGAATCTAGCTCATCCTGAGGTTCTGGTCGCAATGTCTGGTATTTCTACTGTTGGTGCTAATGGGCAGAAAGTTCATCCAAACATTGTATTCCTCTGCCATGGCGTGACAGAACTTACTCGTGATACGATTCGTCGATATTCAAAGATGGTTAAAGATAATGGTTGGAGTATCGATCAGTTGAATAATATTGCTATCTATACTATGACTGATTATCGAATTATGTCTTCCGAAGAATTGGAAGATATCGGTACGATTATTACCGATGAGCCCGGTCTTGGCGGTTTGGTACAGCCTATTACTTTTGAGGCGCTTCTCTACAAGACTTTTGTCGACACAAATGCTCTTGGCATTGAGCCCATTGAAGAGCTGGAGATGTTTGATGCTGATCTGCATCTCTGTGATAAGATGAAGAATATCTTTTTCAAGCCTTATCGTCTAATCTTCGATGATGTTGAAGGTATGGCTATCGATAAACCTTTTGGTCCTGTAGCACAGAAGAGATATGATGATCTCCGTAAAGCCATCGAGGAAGAGAAATCTCCTGTAAAGAAAGTGGAGCTGAACAAGCGTCTACGTCGAACCTATGGTATGTTTATTGATGTAGAAGTTGGTTCTACTCTTCTGAAGGATAGTCAGCGTAAGTTTGAACTGATTCTTGATGCGTTAATATCTTCTACAGAAGCCGCTCGTAGTGGCGTGCTGTTGGGTAATGGTATGCTGCATGCTTTAAGTGCTATCGGCAATTCAGATCAGTCTATTGCGCCAAAGTTCCGAGATGCATATGATATTCTTTGGACTGCCATTGGTGATACGTTGGTAGAGCTTATGGAGAATTATGGCCGTTCTATCGGTATGGATCGTAGTGAGTTTATGTCTTGTACAGTAAATGCTGAGTATGATCCTGCTGACTTTAACCTTCGTGGTATTGAAGTATGGCCGAAGAAGGATTCTACCGAAGCTATGGCCACTCGTAATCAGTTTATTACGATTACTGATTCTACTGGTAGTGATATGGAGATCAATATCCAGGTTATTGAGCCTATGAGTGTGATGAAGTCTATCATTGAACACTCTGTCCTTGCAGTTGAGCTTGCTCGTACAGAAGTTTTCCATATCTCCGGTCAGCGTGGATACATGGGTAACTATATTGATTAAAATAAGAGAGCAGTGGGATTATCCCACTGCTTTTCTTTTTCGATTAGCATGCAAACACTTCAATAATGGAGGAGGTGTCAGAAGGATGATATGGATAAAACGATTTTTCCATAATATTTATTTGAATTATAATCGATATGAATTCAGACGCTGGATGAAGTTTATTTTTACATGGATTACCATCATTGTACTTTGCATTGCTATCATAGGTTGTATTATCATTATTATTCATCGTGATGCTAATATTGATAAAGAATCTATTGGATTCTATGGCGAAGTTATATACAATGAAAACAATATCGAATATCGAAGAGATTTGGTAACAGATCAGGTCTTTATTGTTCGACATTCAATGTATAGTACCACAATAAAGGATATTATCGATCCAGATACAGGTCTACCAATGCTCTATGATAAATTTATGGAAATAGTAAAAAGTCGGGGAGGCTTTATTGAATGAAACTGAAAGCTTTCATGGCTGATACTTTTAGTGTCAGCAAAGGTGCTGTTCGAATTAGTACAAAGGGAATCATCGAAGATTATCGTGAACGCTATGATACTATGGTTAAAGACCAGAAGAAGATTCCTCATGCTGATACATACACTGTAACTCCTGGAAATCGAGTTATGGTTCACGTAAAAATCCCCTCAGAAACAGTAGAGGGATTCTTCTATGATGTTCTTCTTGAGCTGTCTGCAGAGAAAACTGCAGTAAGTTTCGAAGAGTGTGATATCAAGATCTTTTCTAATTCTCCGTCTTTTGTTTATTCTGTTGCATATATTTTCGCTCACTGGGATCCAGATGCACAAAAGCCGACAGAAAAAGGAAAGGGAATGATGATTGATACTCTGAAAGGTAAGCTCCCTCGTGACAGAATGCTTATCCCAGGAGTAGAAAAGAAACTCGGCAGAAAGCCGATTCATGATCCCCCAGAAATTCGCAACCCTATGGGTCTCCCTCTTTTCGATAAGTCTATCTACTTTGCTATTTTTTATCTGATGGATAATATGGCTTTTCACCAGGTCATGCATAACCATCGGTTCCGCACGGCTCAGCAGGTTTTCAATAGTGTTGCTGAATTTGATAAACTGATGATGGAACGAAAACGCATGGAAAATCGTCAGAAAGAAAGAAAGACGAAAAAACAAGCAGATATTGAAAAAGACATGAGAGCAAAGGAACGTGGGGTTGATAAGATCAATCGTTCTGGTCTTATGCAACCAGAGCGTTCATCTGCTATGAGAACGACTATGTCCACACCGAAGTCTACTCGTAGTACCAATTCAATGAAATCTACTCGAAGAGTGACAAACAAATCTGGAGAATAATTTTCATGTCTATATATTATAGGTATAGCATCAGAGAACGGAGGTTGTGCTGATGAGCAAAAAGAAAAAGGACAAAAAGAAAATTGCCATGGACATCCTTGGGATTGGAACGCCCGAGGATGTCTCTGAGCCCAAAGAAAAGGAGGTTAAGAAACCTGCATCTTGTATTTTAGAACGCAGACTTGAGGATCGAAAGATCCCATTGGTAGATGCGGGTATTAAAGATAAAGATATCAAGAATCCGCCAGCTGATGTAACGGAGGCTTGGTATCAGTCTGCGCATGTAGGAAAATATGTTCACATGGAACAGGTCACAAAAGATGGCCACTCCTATACCACAAAGCGAGTTCAGTTTGAGTTTGGACGTATGCTAAAAGGTTATGGAGATAATTTGGATGATCGAGGCGTAAACCCTGTCATTGAGCGACTTTCGTTTGCTACAATGAATAAGGTCTCGTTCATTAACAATATTGCAAACCCCCTTCGCTATATCAACTATTTCATCGAGTATTTTGATGATGATGATGAACTCATGAGGGCTTACTTCCATGTGATGTTCCAGATTATGTTGGATGACATCGATCTTGATCCCACTGCATTTATCGAGACTGTCTATGCGGCATTTACTACGGATAGTATGATTGAAAAACTTGTCCGTATGGTAGAATATAATACAGATGACGGTTTGGTAAAGAAAGCGGATCGAGTATATGATGAATCTATCCAGCTGACGATTGAACATTTGAAAGCAATAATGGGTGTAAGTTGTCTGCACAAGTTTGTTATTCCCCTGGTATCTCATTATTATAATACACGCACGCGGCTGTTAGATGAAGCTCATATGACGGATAAGGATTTATACTATTATATGTTCACGTCCTTTATTCCGATCTTCGATGAGACCTATGACATATGCCTGTATAACAAGTTGTATCACACGAGTACGACGCGTATCACTAAAACCATTAACCAGGAGTCTGGTATGTGGGATCGTCGGCGTCGTGTTGGTACGACACCTACATCCTATACCAATGAGCTGATGCGTGACTTCGTTATCGACATTTCACAAAAGGCTGTCTTCAGTAAATCTGCTATTGTATTTATTCACGTCTGTATGGACAAGGCAATACGCAATACCTTAATCCAGCCGGATAAATACGACTATACAGAAATGACAATGGAGGCATCCGACTCTGTCAATGAAACGATATCCCGATTCGATCGTTGGCAGACTGATAAATCTTTCCACAGTCAGAGAGATCGTATTCGATCCTATGTATCGATCAAAGAATCTTTAGACCGTTTTGGTCGAGATGTTGGATTGGATTTCAAGAAGATGCGATCTGACAAGAAGAAAGATATAGAAGCAACCAGAGAACTGAGAGAAGAGTTTGTGTATTATCGTGATAATATCGTTCAACCTATGAATGATGCACAGCTTTATCTTATCCAGTTGTACTATTCCTCTCTGGTAGGCAATACGGAGGATGGCCGTACAATGGAAACTTCGGATATCATTAAAGTTATCATGATCATGAAGCGCGACTTTGAAAGAAGGAACTATAGCTATCTCCCATTCTTCATTAGTGGTAAGGTTGATGTTGCGGCTGGTAAAAAATACAATCGCAAACGTGTCGAGAAACTTATCACTTCACACCCTTTGTATGAGGATTGGGTTGCGGAATATGAATTCACGGAGGGCTTGCTGAACAAGGAGAAGATGTACGGCGAGATTAAAACCGTGGTTGCATGTCCGATCGTGGTAATTGATTATGAGCATCCGGAGATGTGCGGTCAATTAATGAAACCTGTAGAGGTATGTGTAGTGGATGAGATCATGAGGTTCTATTGTTCGCTGTAATCTCAAGCATATATTATAACAGAGAACCTTATGAAGGAGGTATTATATGAGCGATAAGTCACTTGATCCTCGAGAATATCGAGGTCGACACATGGAAAACTACCGGACGGAAAAAGAGAGGAAGCAGGATTGGATCCATAAGATCTTTCTCTTCAGTCCGGAGAAATCTGAAGATATAGATTTCATGAACTCTAAGCTCAGTCAGATTGTGAACATTTATGAACACAATATGGCAGATTTTGAATTTAATGCCAAGAAGATCATCAAGCATTATAAGAGGTGCTATGGCGATACAACTCTTGGTATCTACACACTTGGACAGTCAATCGTATTCCGAGTGTACAAGGGACAGGAGGAACCCTACCATCTGTCTCTGTATAAGTTCTTGATGAACTACACTATGCTGGTTCTTCCCATCACGGTTGGTTGTGATATGAAGGATTGGCAGCCATGGTCTCCTCACCGTTGGACCACTGATGGTTGGGTGGATCAGATGAATAAGTATATTGAGCAAGCAAGACCCGAAGCTAATATGCGACTGATCTGCGAATGTCTGGAGCTATCTAAATATCTTATGAATCTCTGGGTGGCAGAAGCTGGTGATCGTCTTGGTTTGAGTATTTCTAATAATGACTTCATTGAAGTCATGAAGAGAAGTGAAGATGCTTATAAGTCGATCACCTGCACATTTGATATCCCCGATGGAATTAGTCCTACTGATCTTGAGAAGATGACATCAGAACGAACCAATAAACTTCTGTCGTTCATTAGTGATCAGGTGGATCTTCCTATCTCTGTATATGCACGGAATAAGCTGTTCAATCCTGCACAGTTCCGTGAGTATGCAGTCCACATTTGTCACAAGCCGGATCTTGGCGGTAACACTATTCCGTATACGTATCCGACAAATATCATCATGGGCATTAAAGATCCTCGTGCATTCTCTGTCGATGCTCATGGTGGTAGAAAGGCTGAAATTACCAAGCTTAACGTATCCGATGCAGGTACACTAGAACGAGCGTTGATGATGATGATGTCTCCTGTCCGCTTTGTTGATAATGACTATGAGTGTAACAGTAAACATTTCCGTAAACGCTATGTTGCTAGCCCTAAAGATCTGGTAAAATTGGATGGGCGTGTATATACACTTGATCCTGAATCTGATGAATATTGGATCTGCGATCCATCTGATACTAGTCTTATCGGAAAAACGATTTATCTCAAAACTCCGATTACGTGCACACATCCCAAACGCAATGAAGGTGTTATATGTTCTGCCTGTTATGGTAAGCTGATGTCTTCGCTGAACTGTGATGTGCATGTTGGTCGTCTGGCCGCAGCAGAGTCTGCTGATGAGATTGAACAGAAGCTTCTGTCGGCAAAGCATGCTCTTCAGACGAATACTGTGCGTGTAGAGTTTGATGATATGTTTGCACAATATTTCGATCTCGGTAATGGTCAGATTTCCCTCGGTTCTGATATGATCGAAGAGTCTATGGAACATGATAGCGATTTCCACCATCTCCATCTGGAGTTCTATCCTCATACAATGGGGAAACATCAGGATGGTGAGTCCAGACATTTCGATCGATCTTTCACTGAGATCGTGATTTATGATGATCGTGATGGTAGCCGTATCACTATCTCCGAGAAGAATGGAACAAAGTTATATCTCAGTCCGGAGTTCAATGATGATCACTTTCTCCCTGCACTTAACTACAGGGATACGAAGGATTATATCCGAATTCCGTTCACTGAAATTTGTGATGCAGGTGAAGTTCTGACACAGGTGCTGTTCGAGTTTGCTTTCAAGAATAATGAATTGGCAAGCCCGCTTCTGACGTTGGAACGAATCATGTTCAACTGTGAAACCATTAATCAATTTAGCGGATATGATGACTGTCTGGATACTCTGATTCCGCTGTTCATTAAGGGTGGTATCTATATCCCTGACTATCAGACGGAGATGCTGGTATCTCAGATGATCACATCCCCTACTGGAGAACCTGTAGACTGGAATGATCCTAATCCGGAATATGTGTTCAACAGTATCAATAAGTCGATCCAGAAAAATGCATCAGCACTAACAAGTATACTCTATAGAGAGTCTGGTGCACAGATCGCAGGTGCTTACGACACCTATAACAAATCGGGCACATCCTCGTATGACTGGTTTATCCTGGAACGAGGTGCTAATAGCGTGTGGAGCGAATAAATATCGCTTCACCAAGCCAACCAAAATATGCATAAGAAGAAAGGATGCAACACAATGGCTAACTACGAGAAGAACAACAACAAGACCGGCAACAATCGTCCTCCCAAGCCCGATCCTCATCCCGTCGCCGTGCTTCTGCGCGACAACATTAGTAATCAAATGCTCGATTTCTTGAGAGCTACTCCCGAGGATCGTTTCAACATGTGTAGAGATTTGTTCAAGGTTGAGGCTTTCCCCAGCGATCTGGCGGGCTGTGAGGGTGCTGAAAACTACAGTGTCTTCCAGATTGAGCGTACTACTCGTATGCGCAAGGAAGATGTCGAGAACAATGAGATTCCTCGCATGTCTGTTGCTATTATCCTGATCGATAAGACTACCCATAAGCCGGCGTTCTATCTCAATGGATATATTACTCCTAGAGCTACTGCTTCTATCACCATCTACTGCATGGGTGAGAACGGTCCTGACTATCGCCAGACTGTGCGCTGGAGCTCCCGTGAGTTCGGCTTCTAATAGCCGATACATATAAGGAGTACGACAAAGGGTGGGCCTTCGGGTCCACCTTCTCCTTTTCGCGAACATTCCTATACAATTACATACAGAAAGGATTGCGATACCATGAATACGCATTTTAACCCGTATGAGGAGCTGGCCAACGCAATCATTGTACAGGCGGCTAAGGACTACAAAGACGTTCTGAAAGGATGTGTCGAGAGTAATACGAAGAACAGGAAAGAACTGGAACAATTCTTCCATTCTGAGTATTTCATAACTCTTACAAATCTGGATGGTAAAGTTCTGATGGAACGTCTTCGTCAGACCGTGCACGAGGAAGAGGAAGCTAAGCGTAAGAGAGCAGTAAGCCGACATCGTAAATCCACAGTAGAAACCAAAACAGAGGATATAACTCTTCATAAAGAAAATGTCTTTCGTTACAAGAATTACATAGCTGGAGAGTATAAAGTCTCCGCGTAAATAGAAATGATAGTCAGCCCGGGATAAAACTCCCGGGCTGATATTTTTTGATTAGTCTCAGAACGTAAGAATAAGAGGTGATAAGAAAATGGAACCTAACACTGAAACTTTTTATCAGTTAGTGCCGAAGAAGCATACGACGAAACTGAGACTGAATAGAGTAAAAGACAATGCGATCATATTTCGTCATGGTCACATTGCTATTACTAATTATGAGTTAGGACAGAACCGTGAATTCGAAAAATCAATATCCACATGGGAAGAGATGCAATGGAGATATGATCGCAAAGTTGGTTATTATGTTCCAGAATTAAAAGAATTTCGCATTCCTCGCGGATTTAATACTGAGCAATTAGCACAGTATTTTAAAGGATATAATGTTCGAGTAGACAATAATGCGGTTTATCCTGCAGATAAAATCAAAATAGATCTTCTTACACCACCCCGCGATGATGAGCAGCGGGTGGGCCTTTCTTTTCTGTGCTGTCAGGGAGAATTCACAAGAAACGCTCGTTATACTACTTTAATGCTAGATTTAACGACCGGGTCTGGAAAGTCGTATACAGCAGTAGCTGCCACATGCTTTATGCAAGCGCGTACGTTAATAGTTGTTCCATTTAGCAAACTGCTTGATCAATGGAAGATGTCGTATTTAAATTTCACTTCTCTTAAAGAAGATGAAATTCTTATCGTTCAAGGTAGTAAGACATGTGAAAAGATTATTGCGGGAGAATATACGCATATAAAAGTATTTATCATGATGTGTGATACCTTGGACTCTTTCAATAAACGTCATGGTGATTTAGAAACTATTGAACTTCTTCGATCTACAAATGCTTATGTGAAGATTATTGATGAAGTTCATAGAGATCTGAAAATCATTTCTAAAATTGAAGCTCTCAGCAACTTTCACATGAACTTTTATCTTTCGGCTACTCCAGGTAGAACACAAAGAAAAGAAAACTGGATCTTCAAAACATGTTTCTATCATGTACCCAAGTTCGGCTCAAAGTTTAAGACAAAAGAAGAGAAACATCTCAATGTGATTGTTAAGAGGTATTCTTTTGTACCAACGCCGGCGCAGATTAGTCGCATGGTTCATAGACAGAAGAAATGGCTTAATGGTAAGAGCTATGAAAAAGAGCTTATGTATGCACCAGATGAACAAAAAGCGGATTTTGTCAACAGTCTAAAAGCTATGCTTAAATGGAGCAAAGGTCTACTCAAGGATGGGAATAAGATTCTTATCCTCAGTGAGACTATTGATGGTACAGAGTTTACTCGTCATATTGCAGATGAGATCTTTCCAAATAAGTGTGCACGATACTATGGGCAGATGAAAGATGCTGATAAAGAAGAGGCGTTAAAAGCCACTGTTATTTGTGCAACAATATCTTCTCTTGGTACTGGAGCTGATATGCCAGGAATTCAGCATGTATACAATATTACGACATATTCTAGTCAGATTACAGCTATACAAACTGCCGGTCGTGGAAGAAAACTAAAAGATGGTGTTAGCGTCTTCTATATTGAGCTAGTAAATCTAAGTTATCTGAAAACGCTGCGCCAGTATGAGAAGAGAAAACCTAATCTGATTAAGATTTCTAAAACCGGAAAGATAATGGTCATAGATTGAGTATATATTATAGTATGGAAAGAAACGAGAAAGGAGGATTCAATTCCTATGCCTAATATGCAAGTAGAGATCATGGTCGCCGTAGCTGGTATTCTGATTACAGCACTGTTGGTGGTCCATTTGATCGTACACTGTAGACTATTTGAGAGAAAAGCGAAACTTCAGGAAGATCTGGTTAATATCTATACACCAGATATTCTGAAGGGGACAGTGGCGGAAACGCCTGAGCTGGCACATCTGGAACTAAAAGAGGTTGGCTCGAAAAAGGAGACAGAATGAAACTGATCACCACTATCTTTCCGGCTGATGAAATAGAGGTTGTATTAACCATACAATCTCGCGTCAGTCGGAATGCAAAAGACCAACCAAATAATGAACCTTTGATAACCAGATATCGGTCTAAAATTGGTAATGAGTCTTTGATCTTTAACCCAAGTGTCGCGTTGATACTAAAGAGCCGAGTAATTCGTGAAACCATTACAGACGCTCTGATTCCACTTAATCTGATCTATCGTTTCACTGCATCTGTATCAGCCGTATATCAGAAACTTCAATCGGAGAAACTGTTTCTGGCCGATGGAAGTAGCTTATATGTAGATCAGAAACAAGCATTACAACATTCACGTAAGATATCCCTGTTTCGAAATAGTCTGACCATCACACCGGGTGTGGCATCAGATCGAACAGGGAAATTAATCAAAGGAATAACCTTCAATATTGAAGGCAATCCAATCGGAACAATGCACCATGGAGAAGTGCTTGGGCTATTGGATGTGATGGATCATCTTGATATCAGCTCATTTACATTATTGGCTGGTGTTGTAGATGAAATAGCAAGTATGAACCTGAAGATGGATACAGTTTTGACAAAACTGGATAACATCGAAAATCTGCTCAAGCAATTCAATAGCACTGGAATTAGTGTTGATAAACCTGTAGTATCTGTAGCTGCACCTCAGATACCAATGGGCGGATTTAATTGGCAAGTAGCTGACCCTGGTATGTTTACCTAATGACAGAAGAAAGGATGTGAGAATGAAATGAGCAAATCACTGGCAACCACTATGGCCTATCTCGAGGGTACACCATTTCGCGTAGAAGATTATCCTTGGGATATAGTCGAACGCGATGGGCCTAGTGCACTAAAGAAAGGTATTGCTTATCGGTATGAAAAGAAAACCAAGTTTGGCGATACCTGTCTGATTACGTCTGGGTTGTTTCCATTCCGAGGCGTAACAAAAGATGACTTCTCGTATTCCACAGCAAAAGTAGGTTTCTGGTCAAGAAAGATTTCACATGATGAGTATAAGCTGATTCTTGTGAGACCTCGATCGATGCAGGAACGAGAAGAATATCGAATTGGAAAGGAACAAGATCTGGTAGCAGCCACATTGAATCATTCCTTTACCATCGATCAATTTACAGATAATAACCTGTATCAATCGGATATTGGCGTAGATGTATATATGCCACCGATTCATGCTGATGACGATCCTCTGAACATGTTGATGAAAATGTTCATACGTCTGAAGCATGCTCCATTTGAACCATATGGAGCGAGATTGAAGGCGCTTGCGGTGGATAAAAAGAAAGGCGTTGAAGGTTCCAACATTGTAAATAACAGCAAGCGGAGTCTTCGATTGAACCGAGCTATGTCTCCTACGAAGTTCATGCAATATGATGACACTTGGCAGGGAGAAGCAGCGTTTATCATTAAAGATATTCCAACTGCAATGCATAAAATGAGTATACCTGAAGGTAAGATGTTGGTAATCTATCCGAATGGTATGCCGTTTGAAATCAATCAGGATAATCTGATTGATATTAGCCCAATGGTTGCGGAAGCTATTTCTACAACCTTAGATAATGAAACCCATCCTAAGAAACAGAGAAAGTCCGACGAGGGCGAGGAGGAAGAGTTCGATGAATAACCATACAGTTATGACATTTCTGATAGTATATAGCGTTCTGGTGCTGGTCTTGTTGATCAGCACCATTTTCATGGTCAGAAAAATGCACCGACAGAATCGTATTTGGCGTATGATGATCGCAGATCTGGCAACAAGAAATAAACTTCTCACGGATGCAAGAGATCGTCATAGAGAGGTTGGTCAAATCTTTTCAAAGGTCCTATTTGATCTGGCGAATAGTAATAATCCGGAAACAATCCAGTGGAAACTGATGTCTATCCGTCAGGTGAAAGATGCACTGGTTCACCATTCCGGTGCCATGCATTACTATGATGCCAACTACCATAATTGGTTAATTGATATCCTTACCCGTGCAACGCCGCAATGTAAGCAGGATGTTATAGCGATTATACGTAAGTGGACCAAGGGTTATTATGTAATGGATCCTGATACAGGTGAGAATATTACAAACCTGATCGAGAAACTGATGGATGTAGAATCCGCGCGGAAAGGTGATGAAAAGGTGTGGCTTCAACAGGTCAATGAATTCACAAAATTCGTCCAAGAATCGCACTTCAACTTCCCAATCGTTGATACAAAATCCAAGGAGAAAGAACCTATCAGAAAGATCTCATTCGAGGAGATCCTTGCAGAGATCAACTCAGATCCCAACTTGTGGGGTCCAGACACAGCTGAGGAGGTGACAACCGATGGCAGTTCCGAGTCCGATTCGGGGACCGAAGAGTACACTGCAGAATATGCAGACATACAAATCGCAGAGTTACAAGGGCAAGAAGAACAATCTGTTTACTCCGAAGACTCAGCCGAAGACGAACCTGTTCCGGAGGGGACCGAAGTAATTATCATGAGCGGTAGTAAAGCCGTATAAAGAAGGAAGAGAAGAAGAGGAGAGACCAGGGTATATCCCCCTGGCTCTTCTTTTTTGGTATTTCCTTTAACACCTTAATACTTGGAGGTGGTATACCTGTATGTATAAACTGGTACGATTTGAAGCTACAAATGTAACCGGCTTCTACGCTGGATTGAATAAAAAGACTATTGAGATTGATCTCCGGGATTATGCCGATAAGGATATTTTCGTTCTTATTGGTGATAATGGTGTCGGAAAATCGACGCTTCTTAGTTTAATCCATCCTTGGGGTTCTCCTACTGATGGTAGAAATAAGTTCATTCTCTCTGGTAAAGAAGGTGTTATCAAGCGTGAATATATCGGAGATGATGGAACGACTCTTATTTCCAAATGTGTATATTCACCGAAAAAAGGTGAAGGTCACGTTGGTAAGTATTTTTTGGAACTCACAAGAGAAGATGGTGAGAAAGTTGAATTAAATCCGAATGGTAATCTTTCTTCTTATCAGAGTCTTCTTTATACATACTTTGGAATCAATAAGGATTTCTTATCCTTTGCATCATATAATACAGCTGTATCAAGCATTGTTAATATGACCGATTCAGAGAGAAAAGCGGCTGTAGATTCTCTTATCCCTAATGTGAAACGATATGAAGTAGCATATGGGATTTTAAATGAGAAGTATAAAGAGCTCAATACAATGATTCGAAATATTGCTCAGAAGATTGTATCTTTAAGAGATGAGGAATCTCTGGAAGCTGATTTCAAAAGACTTACTGATGAGATGCAAAAATTTACTGAAGAGCGAGAAGATCGAATTAAGAAACTTTCTAAAATGGAAGGGCGTTTAAGAGAACTTACTTCTGGTTCTGATGTAGATGAGATGATTGATCGATACAATGCAATGGTCGTAAACCTTGCATCGTTTGATAGCGAAATTGATCGCATCTATGCGGATTTGATGAGAGTATATGATAAACTGGGTATAGAGCCTGAACGGAATGGTAGTATCAACTTCAAAGGTATTGACTCTATCTCGTCTAATATCATGAAGTATGAAAGAAAAATAGCTGCTTCTGAAGGAGCTCTTACTGGGTATAAGAGTCGAATGGAACAGCTCCGTTCTGAATTAAATCAGACAGAGAACGATATCGGTGAAACGGAATCCGTTCTCTATAGTATCCAAACGCAGGATATCAAAGAGCTTGAGAAGACAAAGAAAGCTTATCTGGAACAACTGGAGTCTCTTCGATATACCTATATGAAAGATAAGTTCGAAGGAATGACATACGATGAAGCCATACAGTTTTCTCGGGCTATTGTCATTATGGATCAGATGATACAGGCTCTATATGATGAGTATGGTGAAATCGCATCTCAATATTTTAGTGCTGATGATTGGTCTGGTTATACCCAATATAGCACTGAGAGAGTTCAAACTCTGACAGCGACTATTCAAACATCAACAGCAAAGAAAGATCAGATCTATCGGACGCTGATCGAGAAAGAGCAATATCAACAGATTCAATCCATTCTGGATAAACGGCCCAGAAACTGTACGATTGATTCTTGTCCATTTATTGCAACAGCATTAAAGTATCAGGGTGTTGTTGGTGAAATCGCATCTCTTCGTGAACAGTTACAAAATATCTCTATTCAACTGACTGATCTCACGCACGAATGTAGAGATGCCGAGAAAGCTGTAGCTATTCATAGTGATGCACAAAAACTTATCCAATACCTACAGGGTAATGCAAGCTTGTTGAAGAAATATCTTGGTATTAATGAGCTTAAACCCCTCTATAAGGCTATTGGGAATGGAACTTGGGGGAATCTTCTTGATATCATGAAGATTAAAGAGACTGCAGCAATTCTGTCAGAGAAAGAGTTGTATCTTCAGATTACAAGACAGCGAATTCCTGAGATTGATCACGCAATAGAACTTGCAAAGGTATATGGAACTAATAGAGATTTATTAATGCATCAGTTAGATAGATTGAATCATACCCGACAGATACTGAGAGATGAACTCAATCTTCACAAGATGCATATCTCAATCAGTGAACAGCAGATGGATCGATATACAAAAACTTTATCTCTCTGGAGAAGAGTGTCTGATAATGTCGATAGATATAGAAGACTTATCACAGAACAACTGGAAACACAGGCTCAAGTCAATGAGCAAGATGAGAAGATCAAAAAGATTAAGGAGTTGATAGATAAATGCAAAGAGCAGAAGTCTTATATCAGAGAGCTTGATGATCTTATTCGTGCTCGTAACCCTAAACGAGAACAAGTTAAATTGGATCTAGATGCGGTTCGGAGACTGAAGATTGAGAAACTTGAAGTAGAACGAGATTTTACAGTGATCAATGTTATTCGTTCTATTGTGGCTCCTGGTAAAATGATTCGCAGAGAACTGATCGATATCTATATGTATGATATCTGTACGATTGCCAATCAGCTGCTGTTGAATACGTTTGATGGGAAGCTATATCTAAAAGAGTTCTTGATTTCTGATAAACAGTTCACAATACCGTATGTTTATAACGGTAGTGAGGGTACAGATATCTCATATGCATCTTCGTCACAGCAGTCTACAATTGCATCAGCAATCAGCTTAGCGATACTTTCAAAGCTTGTAGATAAATATGGTATCTATACAACAGATGAACAAGATGGCCCTCTTAATCCAAAGAATAAGGGTGCATTTGTCCATATTCTAACAAGTCAGATGAAGTATGTAGGTATCAATCAGGCATTCATTATTACACAGGAACCTTCGTACTATGAGCCGTATGATCCATGTTTCCTCCAGTTCCCCGGCGGTGAGTTAAAGGGTAAAAACTTGGATGTTGTTAAAATTGAATAAATAAAGAGAGAATGGGTAGATATTTAAAGTCTGCCCATTCTCATTTCCGATTTGAGAGAACTTCTAAGTATATACTATAATTGTGAAGATATAATCTTCAATAGTAAAGAAATATAAAATTGGAGGTAATATAAATGAGTTGGACGTTTAATACTGATAAGGTTATTTTCAAAGAGTGGGTTGAGGCTGACGATCCCAACATCTTTCGGTTCCATATCAGCCATACAGATCTTGATGGTTATGGCTGTCAGGTTGTTTCTCAGTGCGCATTAAGATCTATCAACATCATTAAGTATCCCGTCGTTTTCTCCAATGTCCGTCCCGGGTGTGATTATGAAGTTATCGATGACTTCTTACGCTCTGAGAAGACTCGCCCCTATATTAAGGGTGAAAGTCAGTTATTCATTCTCATTAGCGATCTTGGTTCTATCGATCTTTCCTATTATGCTGCTATGATTGATGCTGGTCATATCATTCGACTGATTGTTGTCGATCATCATGTAACTACATTCAAAAACATGACCGATGAGGATGTACATAAAGGTTACACAATGACATATTTCGGAACAAGTGTAATGTCTTCTACATTACAGATGTGGCATTTGTTGCTCTGGTCTAAAATTAATATTAACAGTAAAGTTATAGGACCACTTAAAGCCTACTGTCAGGCTGTGTCCAAATATGACACCGGAGACTGGGATAATGAATGGTACGAACGGAATAAGTCGGAACGTAATGTAATGTTTAAGTATATTCCTACGGAAATCTATGAACAGCTTCGGTTCATCGCATATCGTAAGAATAAGAAGATAAATATGTACATACACGATATGGTATACTTCCTTGCCGTTAAGAAACCTTCTGGGCTCACAGTCAAGAATATTGACATTCGCAGAGAGCATGATAATCTCTGCGAAGAGTATGAACGCTTTATTTCAAATATTATTGACTTTACGAAAAGTAAACCTACGGTTCCTGTGTTGTCATATACCAACCATGAAGGTATTGTTTGTGATATGTATGTACCAAACTATGTGGTTAAAGGAGTTATTATTAATTCTCCTGAGGAAGATTATAACTACTTCAGTTTGATATCTTCTCGTGTCTTAGAATATGGATATGACGACATCAATGAAGATATTGATATTCTGATTCTCATTAACCACGTTCGTCATAATATCGAACTGCGTACAGATAGGGATGATCTTAATCTCGCTAGAATCGCGAAGCTGAATGGTGGAGGCGGTCATCCCAAGGCTGCTGGATTTCCTATTAAATAACCGAGAGGATGATATCATGTGATCAAGCGTTTGTTAAACTGGATCTATATGTGGTTACATCCACCCTGCGAGAACTGTGAACATAGTCTTTCCATTAGCAACCATAGTTTGTGCTACGAATGTAAGCGATATAACAAGTTTGAACCAAGATAGTCAAGTAAGAAAGAGGGAGGCGTTGTGCCTCCCTCTATTCTTTCTTTATTTCTTTTTCTTCTTCCAATCATATGGGAACTGTCCATGGCGATAACTCTCACGTATAAGAGTCAACTGCTTACTGTTATGGATATGATAGATATATTTATCATATACCCACATATCTTTCCCGTTGATTTGTTCACGCCAGTGAATAGTCATATTGAAACTACCTGTAGGTATATCTCTCACTTTACCCTCAATCAGAAGATTATCCGTCCTCTTAAAGGTCTTCATCAGCAAAGATATATCCTCAGGTCTTTTACCGGTTTTGATCCATTTGTTTGCCCACTTAGAAACTCTCCATCTCCAGTATCGGAATCGTAGTGAATTCTCAGGTATCATGCATTTTCATTCTCCTTATTCAATTTTTTATACAGCATATTTAGGTGCTATTACATTACAATCTTCAGTCAGATATTTTGTATTAGCGATATTGGTCAGAAGATACTGAGTCAACAAAAAGTCCTTACTCATATCACGCATACATTTACCTTGCATATTAAGAACGTATGCATTAGAATTGATATATCTTTCTGCATCTTCATTCGACTCTTTTGACCAACATGCTTTTACAGATACAGTATCTCCATCGTTATTTGATCCCCATCCGGTAAACGTATCACCATATACCAGATGAGATTTTGTGGACTATCTCTTCACCCTGGGTTCCGTTACTCTCAGGGGACCTGCGCTTCGACTTATAGCCGCAACCATAAGCCTACTACTTAGTCTCTACATCCTACTCGGGTACATTCCTGTATCCCTTTCTGACACGGTATTCCCGTCTGGCCTCTCTCCTTCGGGGGAGAGGCTTCAGGCTCTCTTAGTCATCGCATTCAGCTATTTTAAACCATGTGGAATAGCATAGGTGGGATATTCCTATACCTAGCCTTATTATAGATGATACCGTTAGCATATAGAATTCTAGATTCTATACACACCGCTTGTTAGGCGTTCACAGGTGTATTCTTTTGAGGGATTACTCCCAAAGCGACTCCGAAGGTGATACTATACCTCAAGTCCGCTCCCATCTGGCCAATCATTGTATTACTGAACTGGCCAGTTGCCATGAATACATTCAACGGATCTCCTTTGATCACCGGATAGTATTCATAGACTTTATCGCCGATTGTGACAGGTTGTGTCTCATTAGTCGTAGATACAAGAATTCGATACGGATTCTGGCCGTTTGGATTATCAAGAGGATAACGAGTAATGAACACATGTTTATCACTTGCTACACGTTCTGCTACAATATAGAGTATGTCTGTATAAGTAGCAGCTCGAGTAAATGTAGTGTTATCCTTATTGAATCTTCCTGTTACAGCCATATTGTATCTCTGACCATTTACATCGAGAGGAGTCTTTACAGGATCAAATCGTGTATTCGGTGAATTAATAAACTTATTTATCATTCCTGTAATCTGGCTCTCATCATAAGACTCTGTGAAAGTTGTATAGGCTATATTCCCGTCTTGTCCAATCACTGGAACTTTACCACCCTGGATAAACTGTGCTTCAAAATATGCTTTCAGTTCATGTACCATAAACGGCATAAAGAGTGAGCAAATGTATGCAAGAGGAATAGTAGCATAACCAAACTTCACCTGTACGCGGTCAAGAGAAGTCTTATTTAAATTCGGTGCAGTAATGACAAGACGTGCCGTGTATGGAAGATTCTTACCCGCCATTGAACGACGAAGCATACCGAACTTAGAAGGCTGACCTTTAACTGTCTTTATCATCAACTCCTGATAGATATCTACCAGAAGTGTCTGTACACGAGCTTGTGTGATACGGGTCATGCCAGAAAATGTATCCGTATCACACAAGCTCGTGTACAGA